AAGGCTGCAAGGGCTGCAAAGGCTGCACGGACTGCTGGAGCTGCGCGGACTGCCGGAGCTGCTCGCGCTGCACGGACCTCACGGACTGCACGGGCTGCGCGGACTGCGCGGACTGCACGGACTGCGCGGACTGCAAGGGCTGCGCGGACTGCGCGGACTGCAAGGGCTGCGCGGACTGCACGAACTGCACGAACTGCACGAACGGCCAGTGGATGTACTACAACGTGCAGCTGACCGAGACCGAGTACAAATCGCTGCTGGTGCTGCCATGACAAAGGTCCGACTGACACCCAGTGAAGCGCGCCTTCCGGCGTACCTAGCAGCCGTTGGGCATGATCTGTACTCCGCGGGGTGGCGCCTACCCACAGCGCCGCCAAAGGCGTATCTCTCGGCCACACGCGAGCTCCCGGCCGTGCCTCGCGCGCAGGCCAAGCACCTAGGCAGGTACTGGCTGCTTCTCGGCAGGGCCGCCACGCACACACCGCGCACCGCGGTCCCGCCACAGGCACGCGCATGCCCAGAGCGGGTCGTAGTGCGCCTGGCGACAGCACCAGGATCGCACGCGTGCAGACGCATTGCCCTGGCGTGTGCACGTGGGCTGCCGGCGGCGCCCCAAGTGGTGCCGGGGCCGTATCCCTTCCGCGTGTGCCTGGCATTTGGGTTGGCAACGCGCTGCGCGCTGGAGGCGGCACTCCGCGCAGCGCCCGGCACAACGCTGACTGATTGGCTGCGGCACTGCTTGGAGGTGGTGCGGGAGCACTAGCCTCCAGGCGAAGAGTGCGCGTCGAGCCAAGCACACGCACGATCACGCTGCGGGCACAGCGCATCGACTATGCGCCAGGCCTTGTGGTGCGCGCTGCGCCCGATCGGCGGTAGTGCTGCGTGCGCGCACTCGTGCCAGATCAGATAGTAGATCACATAACGCGGTGCTACACGCAATTCGTCGCTAATACCGATCCAGTGTCCGTGGTGCTGGGGTACACGATGCGAATAGTGCCTCCACTCTGCCCACAGGTTCGGGATTTCCGCCGGAGGAGCCCAGCCGATGTGAAGCTCCTGCGGCACGTGGAGCATGCGCGCACGCACGGCGCCCAGAAGGGCATCGAGATCGTGCGCGCGGCGGGTCACAGGAGTAGCCCGTCCTCTCGCAGCGCCTGGAGCGCGTCCAGCAGACGATCCAGACGACGCTGCACAGCGGCGCGCGCTGCGCGCTCTGTTTTGCGCGCAGGTGAAATGCATTGCCAGGTCGGTATCGATATCCCTGCAACCCAGCACGACCCGTCAAACACCACGAAGCAATGCAGCAGCGGTGTGTAGTACTCGTATCGTCCAGGGGTGATCGTGCTCGCCTCAAGACGCACGCCCAGCCAATGCTTCGAGCTGCGGATCATCGCAGCGCCTGTGCTTCCCAGAGTTTCTGGGCCTCTGCCATGGCCAATTTTTCCTCTGCGTCGAGGTCTTGCATCCAGATCGGAGACACTTTGGTCTTGCCTCTTTTCTCGTCCAGCAAGCAGAAAATCTGCTGTGCTGGCTCGGGTCGTGCGTTGCACTTGCGTGCAAAGTCGTTGTAGCCTATCCCAGATCCGTTGGCTAAACCATCACCGAGATCGAGCATGGTGTGGAAGTGCCCCGTGAGATGCAGGCTCGACGGGTGCAGCATCTGCCACATCGCATAGGCCTTGCGCAGCGGAATGGTAATACCACCCACACCGCCCTGATATGAAACGGTATCGCCATGCGTGCCGTGGAGATCGCGGCCCCAGATGGTGGTGTAGACGTCACGGGCGGAAGGGGCATGCACGCGGATCGTCGCGTGATTGGCAAAGTGCCGCGCCAAACGCTGACCCATGGCCCACTCATGGCTGTGCTGGCAGTACGTTGCTGCCCTGGGCTTGAGCGTGTCTCGGCCGTGGTTGCCCGGCACCCAGAGAACACGCAGCTCTCGGTGCGTGCCAAGCTCTGTGGCGAGGGACTCCAGGCGGCCCCATAGAAACGGCTCCAGCCAATCTACTGTCACGAGGGGGGCTTCTGACGTCTCGGTCTGATCGTCGTGCAGATGCCCGTCGATCAGATCTCCCAAAGCCGCGAGGCAGTGCCCGTGCACGTCGAAAGAATGCTCATCGTTGATTAGCCAGGGGATTGATTCGAAGTACCGATCAAGCCGGTGCCGGCAGATCTCCGGGTCGTAGCGGTTAAAGCAGACGCTAGCGGACGGCTCCACGCGAGCGCCTGCGTGGATATCTGACAACACACTGAGCCCCCAAGCTTTGCGCTTGTCGCTGCCGAGTGTCTTGGCAATGGCGAAAACAGGTGGCTTGGCGGGCGCCGAAAGCCGCTCCACGGTGCGCTGCAGGGTCTCGATGCGATCCACAGCAGACTTCAGCTGCTTGCGCGCGACCGTGGCAGCACGCTGCGCGCGGGTTTGCTCGATTGCGTCGTCTATAGTCGCCTCGTGGTCTGGTGGCGGGGCTGGTACCGTCGCGGGGTGCTCGGTGGCTGCAGCTGGGTTCCTCTGCAGCGCATTGCGCAACGCCTGCTCGGAGCAGCCCATGAATTTCGCTGTCTCTGGTATAGTGCGCCCAGCACCGAGGGTACGGCGTGCCGCGGCGATTCGATTCTCAGTCCAGACTTTTTTGTTCATTTGCACGCACACTCCAGTCGATAGTTTCGTTGGCGAGCGGCGGCAGGGCCTTGGACGGCCGCGGCGCATGCTTGGTAGGTTTGCTGTGCTTGGTACCAATGCGTACTGCTTGCAGTTGCGCAGGCAATCGGGCAACACAGTGCGATCACTGTTGCGAGCATCAGTAGATCTCCAATTCGCGTGCACGAGCCAGGAATGTATACTTTGCCCGGCACGCAGGCCAGATGCCGTAGTACTCTGGATCAAGCGGTGGTAATTGGGTCGCAGGAGCCGATCCAAGCAGCTCCTGGTCGGAGATGCCCCAGGGGCCGTTGTCTCGTCGCTCCGTTAGGAGGGAGACGATATCCCAGTATTTGACATCAACGGGAGGCACTCCAAATCGTTCGCTGATTACATCCGTCCAGCGCTGCTCCAATTCTTTAAAATACGGCAGCACGCGTTTGAGCTCTGTGCTCACGTCGCCTAGGTAGCACTCTGCGGCGTCGTGCAGCAGCGCCCAGCGTGCGCGTTCCGGGAGGCAAATACGACTCACGTGCACGCTGTGCTGTGCGACTGTTGCGGATTGCTCGCCGTGGCCGCCGAATCGAGATTGATGCGCGAGGGCATGCGCTATGTCGTCTAGGCGGATATCGACAGGACGTGGGCGCTCGAGATCGACGAGCAGGCCAGAGCGCAGGAGTTTACGTGCTCGTGGCGGTGCTGAGACAGCACGCGCGAACGGATTGGAGCCGAGACAAGAGCCTTCGATTTGGTATGCTGTCACGATCGCACCTTCGGGTGTGCGAGCAAAAACAGCGCGTTGCAAGCTAAATGCGCCAGTACCGGCAAGCCACTCTCGTTGTCGCGGCAGAGCACACCCTCGCTGTGTTGCCGCTCGCCAAATTCGATCGCATGGCGGAGCAGTGCTTCTACGTAGCGCTCTGGGGCGACAGTTTTCCAACTGTGTGCCGCGTATTTCTTGGCCCCAAACTCTAGGATGCGAGTCACAGGAAGCAGCGCCGCCCATGGCAGCAGGGAGGGGAGCGGCTTGCCGCCGTCGGCTTTGTGCTCTTGCTCTAGCGCAGCAGCAGCAGCAGTCACAGCCCACCGCCTGCAGCGAGAAGCATAGCAATCACAAGCGCACCAGAGAGTACCGCGATGCATACCAGTCCAGCAATCACGAATCCGACAGCAGTCACAGCGCCACCACCTTCGGTTGGTAGCCGTCGCGCAGCAGCATCGCGGCACGTGTCTGCGCCTGTCGATACGTCCGGCACAGCCATGTGCCGATCAGCAGGCTCGGCAAAGGACGCTCGCGGCCACGTGGACGCGGCCTGCGGCACTCCTCGCCGATCACTCCTTGGCACTGCACTTTGTACTTGATCATAATCGCACCGTTACTGGGGTAGAAAATGTGTCCGACGATTGGATGTAGGCGGTGAACGTTGTCGTGCCTCGAAACCAGTTGCGTTTGTAACTGATACTTCGGCACATGCCAGCTACTACCGGGTCTCCTGCGGCAATCACCTGTCCAGCATACACCAGGGATTGCAGCCCAGCCCTCAGTAAAAATGCTTCTGTACCTGTTTGTGCGGCGCACAGGCCTTTGAGTTGCTTGGTAGCTGCGGCGCTGTTGCGCAGCGTGAATTGCACTTCGGTGATCGCTTTGGCTCCTTGTCTTTTGGCTTCCGAAACTCGAAAATAGGGTGCTGTTGTAGCACGGCACCGGGAACAGCGCCCGATCCAAATGCGTCCTTCAGCAATTTTTTATCGGGAACCAGCACACACCTGGGCAGCAGGGTGGGGTCAAGCACCTCCACAGCTGACAGCCATTTGACTCCGCAGCCTGTCGGCATCGCGATCGCCGGTGGCGGAGCATCTGGGTGCGCAGCCATGGCTATTGCCCGGGCTTTGGCTGCTGCCAGGTAGTCTGCCGAGGCCGCCGCGGCCAGGGCGTCCTCAGACTCCCGCAGCACGCGCAGAACCTCCCGGTCGTCCCCAGTGAGCGCTTTGAGCTGCTCTTTAAGCGGCTCTTCGGCCGCTTTGATCGTCGCTTCGAGTTCGTCGGCCGCTAGTCTTGTCGCTCGCAGGTCTTGCAGCTGGTCGAGGAGTGTCACTTGCGAACCCCGGCAGTCTGCCACTGTGCTAGCGATTCCGGGTGTCCTACGGGGCGCAGCAGCTGTGCCAGCGCGTCTGCGATCGACACAGCGGTGCACGTGCGCTCGCCAAGCGTAGTCGTGTAGCGGCCTATACGATCGCGCTCGATCTGCACAGGCGCGCCAGGTACGAGGCGTTGCTCCAGGCGGGACAGCACGGTGTGTGCTTGGTTGCATTTGTCGTAAATATTGTTGCTTGGCATGGGCTCCTCGATGCTGGCACAGCGCGTGCGGCTGTGCCAGGGGTATTTGCGTCTCTCATGTTGTCTGGATCAGATTTCGTCTTCGCGCTCAGTGAGATGCTGTGCGTATCCGGCCGACAGCTGCGCGGCATAGCGTCTCTCCAGCCGGGTCACAACGTCTAGCGCTTCGTCGGCCGCGCGGGCAGCAGCGCAGCGGTCTGACGTGCCAGCAAAGAGCCGTCCGCGGTACCAGCGCACGGTCTGCCCGGCAGTCTCTCGCAGTTGCGCGGTGTACCTGCCGTAGACTTCGATCACGCCTACATGTGAGTATCGGCCCCAGCACTTGGACGGCATCTTGGCGGCAGACACGCGTACGACGAAACGGCTGTGGAGTCTGGGTTGTCGTGCGGTCTTGGAGAATTTGCTGGAGGTCGTGGTGGTCATGGTATCTGCTCCGCTTTCCGTGGCCATTCAAGGCCACACAAGAAGCATGGTCTAGAATCGCCTAGAAGGCAACCTGTATTTGTGCACGGCAAGTCGATTTGTTGCCATATGTGCCCATACGTATAGCGGCATTCTATCGATGCAAATAAGCGGCTGGAGCGGCGCAAGCGCTCGGAGTCACGGCGGAATCTCCCACGGCCGCGGATGCAGGTAGTCTGCCCAGCCGATCGCGATCGCATCATAGCAGTCGAGCAGGCGCTTTGGGGTGAGTCGCGTCGCTAGGGCCAGCGCACGCTCGGCAGGCAGCAGAGACCGCTCCACGCGTGCCCCGACGATCTCTTTTTCCGTGCCGCTCGGCACCTGCAGTGCCGCGCGCCAGTCCTGCGGCAGCTGGGCGTGGGGGGTACCGCCCGAGAGCAGGCACAGCACAGCCAGCTGCCAACCAGCACGGGGGGCGAGCGTGAGGATCGCAGCCCGCTTCTGCAGTGAGTACAGCCACTGCAGCTCGGTGACGCAAATGCCATCGGCGCCGATGGCGGGGCACGGCTCGGGGCGGCACGGCCAGATCCCCCTAATGACCGGCAGCGGCGGTAGCGCCCGGTGCATGTACTTGCGCGGCACGCATGTGGACGCGTCCAGCAGACAGTAGCCGGGTCTGCCGCCTGGGTCGCAGGAGAGGATTAGCACAGCCACCAGAATTTGCAGGTCGAGCAATGGGCGAGATTTCCGGAGTGGATAGCGCGGCCACAGCACGCGCATTTTCGCAGCCGCTTTTTGTTCCGCAGCATTCTTCTACGTGTTTTGTGTGCCATATGCCTCCACGTCGCTCAAAAATGCACCTACCGGGGCACCGCAAGCGCAGCGACACGGCTCGTTTTTGTGCGCTTCATAGTCTTCTTTGGGGCGGCAGCTGCACGCTGCGGGCGGTCCGTAGTAGTCGTGCGGGGCTCGGCAATTGCTGCACAGTAGCGGCCATACGCGCAGCTGCCCGTCGATCAGGATTCTCCGCGCAGCGTGGCTCCAGTAGGCCATCGCGATAGCTTTGCTGTTCAGCACCACGTCAGGCATGACGGTCTTTGGGATCTCATGCATGATCTCCTCCAGCCTGCGCGCAGCAGCATCTACGAGATCGAGCGGGACCTCGAAAATAAACTCATCATGCACGTAATTGACCATTGCGCAGCGCGCGAGCGGGCTCCGCGGATCCAATAGGCGCTCGCGGAACATAGCCCAGCCGACAGCACCCTCGATCACAGCCCCGAGCGGCTGAAACCCATTGTTGCACGCGCTGCAGAATGTCACGTTGCGTCTAGTGATTGTTGTGCCGGGAATCGGCACGGTAAAGCGTCCGTCTGCTTGCTGATGCTGGTCCACCCACGCATGCATCTTGGCGCCTACTGGTACAGCGTCAACCCACGCTTGGCGGTAGAATTTTGCTTGCGCCTCTGTCCAGTTCAGGCCTTGAAGCTGCTTGGCGGAGATCTTGAGCCGGCGCCAGCCAGCACCACCCGGTGCCCCGAAGTCGATCGGCTTTGCTGCGTCGCGCGACAGCAAAAAGGCTTCGTCCGCTCCTTTTTTGAGGGCGACGCCTTCGTCGTATGTACAGCCGTGGATCTTCGATCCAACCAGGGTATGCAGGTCTTTGCCTGCGTTGACGAAATCGGCAAACGACCGATCGTGCAGGTACCAGATACCAAACTGCGCGAGCGTCGCGTTCTCGAGCCCGCCGTGGTCAACCGAGATGAAGCAGTGCCCAGGCCGTGGAATGAAGCATTCGCGAATACCGTTGTCTGTGCCGAGGTTCTGCACTTGCGGCTGCGATGACGTGACCCGCGTGCTGTCAGCAACGCCCCACTTGGTGTGGATCGGCTCGGTTGCCCCGCACAGGTAATGCGGCAGGGTGCTCTCCAGAGACGACCAGGAGCCGTACTCCGCAAACGCGACCAGGCGCTCGTCTCCACTCTCCTCCAGCACGTTGCGCGCTGTTTTAATGCTCGGCTTCCAAGGCTTTTTTGGTTTCGCATTTGGTTTCGGAGGCGGGGCATTTTTCGATACCCGGGGTTTGGTCGTCAAGATCGAAGGCGGCACGAGCGGAATAGCAGCCGCCAGTCGCTCTTTGATTGGCTTGCCCGGGAGGGGCAGGGGCTTCGGCGCTAGGTACGCCTGCGCCACGAGTGCCTGCTGGCGGTGCTTGGCTCCGGTACCGTCCGCACGCACAAATGCGCAATCTGGGTGCTGCTGAGTCGGATCTTCATCATCCAGCAGCGCCGGCTGCTGCGCCACGAGGCGCATTGATTCGATCTGCTTGGCTACCGCCACGGTCAGAGCGTCCAGCTTTTTTGCATCGGTGCGCAGGCCCCAGTCTTTGCATGCTTCAAGCCAGACTCGTTTGCGCGTCAATGCGCACACGTCGCTCCAGTGGATCAAGTCTTTGTCAAGCCACTTGCACTGGCGCGAGTAGAGTTTGCGTGTAGCGGTTGCGTCGTCTTTGGCGTACTGCTGCTGGGCATTGCTGTAAGCTTCCAGCGGCTGGTTGCGCAGCGGGCCGTAGCTCAGCCGGATCGCCGGGTCTTTGGGCAGCTCGCCAAGACCGTGGTACGCGTGCAGCACGTCCAGGCTCAGGTCGGTAAATGGCGCGAGTCCGCCGATGATCGCGATCCGCTGGATGACCCACGTGTCACCGATGCGATCATTTTCGAGCGCGTCGATCACTTCTTTGGAGCAGTTCCACCACGCCAGCGCGCAGCACAGGTCGTAGGGGGCGTTGTGCCAGACCGTGTGCTGCGTGAGCAGCCACATGAACACGTCGCGCGCCTCGGGCGTGGGCGCTAGCACAGCGCCTGTGCCGGAGGAGTCGAATGACAGGCAGGCGATCCGTGGAGCCATGTAGCCAGGCGCAAAGCGCTCCGTTTCGGTATCGGCTCCGATGATTGCGTCTGGGTGTGGGTGGAAGCTCATGGTGTTTGCAGCGTGCGGGCAGTACCGCAGCACAAGGAGCCCGCGCGCTTCCAAGATAATTCTTTGGACTTCTTTGGGAGCTTGTGGATCCACGCGTACAAGCGATCTTGATTGGCCCAAAAGCGTTTCAGTAGATCTCCGGATGCGTTGCGTTTCGCGGCTTTCGCTCTTTGCTTTGCTAGGTCTTGCCAGTTGTGCATATCATGCACTCCTATGCGCGTGTTGTTCGACTCGGATCTCTTGTAGCGGCTCGATCCGCACGTCCAACCCGCACTCGCGGCACGTGCGGGTAGCGTACCCGTATTCCAGTTCCGCGCGCAGGTGCACCGCGGTCAACGGCAGCACAGCTGCGCAGCACGGGCATCTGGGCTCGCTCGCGAAGTGATGATAGGCGATTGACCAGCAGTGGTCGGGGGTGATGTGCAGCGGCGTTTGGCCGCGCTTGGCGGGCGGGGGCAGGGTGCTCAGCATGCTGTCACCCAATACATCCGGCCGTCTACAGAGCGCCAGTACCAGCCCGATTCGTAGGTCGAGGCCGGCTTAACGTTGTCTTTGAGCATTTCTGCGATCAGTGTGTGGGCGGAGAATCTTGCTGCGGGGTGGCTCATGGTAGTAGTGAACGGAAGCTTCGCACAAAACTTAAACGGTATTTTACTTTTTCTTGGACCCGCGGCCCGGGCTTGCACCGGGCGTGTCTCTCTGGTCTGCGGGTAGTGCGGTCTGTGCGGCGTGCTGGCTATGATGGTCATTCGCACGTGCGTTGGGCGCACATTTTCTTTTCACTGGGGCAGTTCAGGTCGCTAAGCAAACGCCAGAAGTGTAGAACTGCTTGCCTGTTTTTTGGCTGATACCGTCCGCTTGATTGAACAGCACCAGTGGGATCCCCAACGACGGCACCTGCACGGACAGAGCGATCAACTGACTTGCAGCAGCATTGCTGTCGAAGTCCTTGACGCTCTGTTGCCCCATGCAGCAAGCAATAAATTCCTTGAAATCTCGGAGGTTTCGCTCGCTTGCGTCCTTATCTTTGCCGTAGGCGTAGGGGTTATAGAACCAGGCTTTAGCCCGCTCCGTGCCGGCGATGATCGTTGTCCCCTGCACGACTTCAGTCACCGTGAATATTGCCTCGAAGCGCGGCCCGCTGCGCTCTGTTGGCGGTCGATGTCTGATCTGGTGCAGCGTCGCCTTGACATTGTAGATCTCGTCCCACGGCAGATATTTCGGGCCGCGTGAAGACTGATCCGGAATGCTGTTCATGTCTGGGATCACGTTCGGGTCGAACGGGGGCGGTGCTGGAGCAGCTGCCACGATTGGCGGGGTTGCTGCAGGTGCTGCTGCGGCAGCGGGTGCTGCGCCTTTGGATTGCGCGTCGATGATTGCTTGGATGTGTGGAGGTAGACTCATTTGGTTGTTGTTTCTCCGTATGCAGGGCCGACAGCCCACTCGGGCCGCGGCAATTTATAATCACAATTGAGTATTTTCTGGGGCTGACGCTCTATTTGTTCAGCTCTCCGAGCATAGCCTAGCCCGACGTGGAGCGCAACGAAATTCTCCAGGCAGCCGCACACATAATCGACGTGCACCGGGCCGGAGGCGCCATCGCGGTGCGTGCGCCCGATCCGCTGCTCCCAGTCCACGGCCTTCTGCGGCGGGGTGGCGAAGAGATTCGAGCGGTATCCCTTGCCTCCTGGCCCGACATTTTTCTGCAGGTTTCGGCTCGTGGTACACGATTTGGTGCTGGCGATTATGATCGGCGCAGATGCTTTGTTGATCGACTCCCCAGAGGCGTTGCGTCCTTGTGCGCCGTAATACGGCCAGCCCGTGCGCTCCGCGAGCGCCTGCCCGAATGCGCGGTAGCTGCTCCACACGATTGCCCCGCCCGCGCGGTGTGCGTGGCCCCAGTGCGCAGCAGCCTCGACCGCGTGCGTCGAGAGCCACACGGGTACTGTGTTGCGGGTGAACATTGGCGCGAGGGCTTCCCACTCATCGAGCACAAATGACGGCAGCGTGCCGGCTCTGCATGCTTGCTTTACCTGCAGTTCCGAGTCGAGCGTGTCTGAACCCTCCAGCACTTTGCGGCAGAATTTTGCCCAGGCGCTGTGGGCTTCTGCCCAATCTGTCGGCGGCCATGGGTCGGAAGTGTAATAAAATCCCAGCGCCATTTGCTGCGCCGCATTCCACACGCCGATCGTCTTGTCGGCGAGCAACCAATCGTCGGGCAGTGTCCACAGGTCCCTGAGCTTTTGCCAATCGTCTGCCATGCACTCGGGGGTGGGCCAGTGCAGCGGGGCGATCGTTAGGGGCTGCTCCGCGAACAGGTCGCGGCTGATGATCACGCCAGGAGTCTGCTCCAAGCGATCGGCAAACGCGGTCTGCGCGGTTTGTTCGCTATCGATATGCGATCCAAGGTGCGGATGCAGTATTGAGTAGCTCAGGGCCTGCGGGCGTTTGCCAGGTTTGCCAGGTTGGAATCCGTCGATCAGTTGCGCCCACTCCTCTTGGATCTCAGGCTCCAAAGGCACCGGGGCATTCTCGCGCAGCCCCCAGACAAGCATGTGGCAGTAATCGATTAAAGTCGAGCGCGCAGGGGTGCCAGTCGCGAACGCAAACGCGCATTTCTGTCCCCACGGCGAAGCGGCATACCGCGCGAACTTGCGCGCGCATGCCGCATCTCGTGGGTAGCGCAGCGCTTGGCACTCATCACAGCCGATGTAATCTGGGCGGTAGAGATCGAGAAACGTCGGGCGCTCGCACTCGCACGGCTTGTCCCCATGCTGCGGGCAGCGCTGGGCTTGTGAGAGTTTGTTGTAGCTGATGATCTTCAGGTCGCTTCTGATCTGCCAGTGCTTGCGGAGGATTTTGTACTCTTCGATCTTGTCTTTGACGTCGCCCGCCGGGTTGATCAACAGCGGCCGCTGCGCATTGACTACCGTCGCGCCGAGGCCTAGGGCCAGGGTCTTGCCAGCGCCAACGCGCGCAGCCAGGAACAGGCCGAGGTACTCCGCCAGCTCTGCGAGCCCAGCCGCTTGTATGGGCCGCAGCTCCTGCGTGCCAGTCGCTGCTCGCAGCCAGCTTGTCATGGGCGCGACTAGGTCTTGAGCATCCGCGAGCGGTGCGCGCCTGGGGATTTGAGAGATGCGACTCATGCTTTAGGAGCAATGCCAAGCAGTTCAAGATCGTCCGCTTGCTCTAATTCGGATATTCGCGAATTGCGCACGTATTCCGCTACAAATGCGATCAAAACAGAGCACGGAATTCTAGTCTCCGGGTCGAGATTTTTGTGAATAAATACAGCATTGCCCGAGAAATCAGAGTTGTGTAGTATGGTATAGCAGCCGTGATTAAATGAGTGCATGGTATTACCGCAAAAGCCCCCGGGCCACTGAAGGCGCGGGGGCTTGTGTTCGGAGTGCTGGTGCTACTTGGTTGCGAGCACCTCCAGCAGGGCCGCGATCGTCTCGAGTGCCGTTGCGATCCGCTCTTGCGTGGCGTCGCTCGCAGGCGCTGCCGCCGGCTCCTGCACGGTCTTGCGTCTGGGCGCTTTCGCGGGGGCTTCCACGGCGGCTGGGGCCTCTGTGGGTACGGGCGGCTCCACTCCGCCCAGCGTGTCTGGTGAATTGATCGGCGCTGTCTGCTGTGTGTACAGGGGCGGCTCGGGTGCCGCTGGTGCAGGCGCTGCCACCGGCGCAGGAGGGGGCTGCTGCTTAAGCACCAATTCTTTGGTCGCTGCGTCGAGCACGTTCCAGACGACGGCTGTCATCCCTGGGATATGCGCGTAAATCTCCGGGACTGGTGCGGCTGCTGGCGCGGGGGGCGCGGAGGCTGGTGCTGCCGCTGGCGCGGCTGCCGGCGTAGGGGGCGCTGCTGGTGCTGGTGTGGGGGGCGCGGCTGCTGGTGCTGCGCCGGCGCGCTTGGCGGCCAGTTCCGCTCTAATTCTTGCTACTTTTTCTGCTGCTGTTTCTGCTGCTGTTTCTGCCATGTGTTTGGCTCCTTATCGTTTGCAAATGGGCGAATAATCGCACGGTCGGTTGAACGCGAAGCACTGGTCTGTGCTGCACGGGATTGCTTGACAGAGATCTACTCGATCTCCCTCATGCACGCCAGCAAATAATTTGTGGTACGTGTGCATTTCCTGGACGACAGGCAGCGCAACCCGGCGCAGCGTGGCCGCTGCCGCTTCCGGCGTGGTTTTTGCATCCACGGCGAAAGGCTTTGTCTTGCCGCTTTTTGGATAATAGATCCAGCGCAACCAGGTCTCCGGGAACACAGGCGGGGCCAGCACATTGAGGCACGCTTGCACGTCCGTCAAGAGAGTCTCGGGCGTTAGTGCGAAGTCCGCACCGCGTGCGGAAACGAATTTGTGATCGCCCTTGGTGCGGGACTCCAAGTGAATAAAATCGGTGATCGCTGTGTACTGCAACCCGTCGAATTCAAAAGGCATGTTGCGGCCGAATTCGACTAGACATGTCTTTGGCTTTGGAAGTAGCTGTTGCTCGATGCCACCAAGCACCCAGCGCCCGTACTTGGACGTGACGTCTGGCACTGTGCCGTGTCTTAGGTAGTTCTCTGCGACGCTGTGCGCGGCCTGCCCATCGCGAAGCGGCTCAGTCTCCTCGCGCGGCAAGCGTCCAAGCTTGCAAAATGCCCAGTAACGCATGCACCTGGACGCGTCTTTGATTCGGCTGGGGGATACGATCAGCGGGCGGTAGGCGCCGGGAATGCCACTCATGGTGTCACCAGGAATAAGCGCTCGGTGCGTGCGCCTTTTGTTGTCTGCATCTCCACGTTACGCGTGCACTCTGCTATCTGCACCCCGGCCCAGTTGGGCCATGCGTACTCAGAAACAAGCACGGTTGTGTAGCGGCTCCACTCCTGCGCACAAGCGATGAATCGATCGTGATCGAAGGCGTGCGCGTAACCTGCGGTGCCTCGGTAGGGCGGATCGCAGTATATGTCCGCGTCTATCGCGTACGGCAGTACCGACAGAAAGTCCACTCGGTCGAAGTAGCACAATCGCAGTATTTCTAGAGATAATCGCAGGCGGCGAGCGGCTGTATTAGCATAGGTCGGGGCTACTCGATCGCTGTACGCGGAGGCAAACCCGCCCCATTTCTTCCCCCCGAAGCTGCACCCGAACGCGCAGAACCCATGCAACGGGTTGCTCTCAGGCAGCGTGCGGGCGTACCGGTACAGCTCCTCGTCCACAGCAGCTGGCGGTTCCCAGCCCGCTTGCACGGCTTGGTAGAGTGCGATCAGACTCTCGTCGATATCCGAGCACAGGTCTGGCAGCAGAGCTTCGGAGGAATTCAACCCGCCGCAGAATGGCTCCCAAAGTATGTGCCCGGGGGTGCGGTACGGAGCGATCTCGGCCGCGAGCCATTTGCGTATCCTGTATTTTCCGCCTAGGTACCGCATTCACTTCGCTCCTGCTGCTCTGGCGTCGGCGGCGCTGGGGCTTCGAGTCGAGCCTGGTCGCACGTCTCAGGGATGCCGCTCATGATCTGATTTTCTCTGCAGGCATTCGCAGAAACCTGTGCATCGCGTCTCGACACTTCTGGCATAGATCTACTCGAGCGATCTGGTGTCCGGGCGTCTGCAGCTCGGCGCGCACCCAATCGTCCGGTATTTGGCGATCATCGTCTACACGGGCTCGGGTTTTGCATCTGTTGCACACTCTGCTTAGTTCGTACATTAACTTGCATGCCTTTCTAGCCATTCATTCACTCTTGCCGCGGTACCATACCCTGATTCAAAAGCCCAGGCCTCGAGCCGCGAGGGAGCGATCGCGAAGTAGATCAACCCGTCAACTTCCAAGCGTTCCCCGAGTCCTTCCAACGCCTGGATCAGCCCCGACGTTGGCGGGCGGGTCTTGCCGAGGACCATCTCCCAGTGCTGCAGTATCCAATCGAGATGCACGACCAGATCGCGCCCGAGGATATAAGCACCCTCCGCCAGCGGGTCTTGCTTCGACAGTACGCGTACTAGTATCTCGCAGACCTTGCTGCGCAAACCACCACGTACCGCAAGCGTGCACGCGAGATCGGATGCGTTTTGCTCAACGCCAAATCGGCCTGTATACAACGAGCCGTATTGCTCGGCGAGAAATAGAACGTGGGCTGGAAGTGCGTCGCCTTCGATCCACTCCTCAACGCCGGAGCGTCCTCCACGGCTCTCCAGGTAGTCCGCGGCCAGGACGGAGCAACGAATATGCGTGAAGCGCTCGGCAATTGCATCGAGATCATGATCTGTTAAATCCGCGTGTAGAGAGAAAACGTTCTCGTTGTTCGCTGAAATCTGTAAGCGTGCAGCCCCGTCGAGCGGCAACTGCCGCTTGAATTTTTCATTGATTAGGCGCTGCGTGCACTGCACAAATTCTCTCAGCTCCCCCGTGCGCTCAACCCCACGCTGGTCTTTCGGTATGTCTGCCTCATCTGCGTGGCAGAACGGGCAGCGCTCCAGGGCGCTGTTAAATCCGCCCATTGCATCTGAGAGTTTGCTCGGACCCGAGTCGCACCAGATCCGCGAGAGCCCTTTGGCGAGCAGCGATTTGCCGACAGACTTCGGTCCGGTCAGCACAAGCCCTGTCAGAGGGCGGGACAGGTCCGGAACGTGCGCGAGCCACTGCGTGATCTCATTGTACTTGACGCCCGCGAGCAGCTCTAGCCATTGATCAATCTCGACATTATACTTGGCTACTAGCGGACGCTTGGGGCAAGCTGGTAGCGTGACCCTGCGATCGGCGAGCTCAAACACAGGTGTACTTACCACGAGCGAGCGGCGGACTTCAGTTAGTGGTAGCGAGTAGTCTGCGATCAGCTCCGCACTGCTCTTCAAGCGCCGGCCGCGCTGGTCGAAGACATACAGCTCGACCGGAGCAGGAGCAAGAACGACCCGACATGTGTTGAGCAGAGCGTCTTTGCTCGTGGGGAATAGTACCCCGCGATTTCCAATCACGTAGTAGTCGGAGTCGTACTGCAGGATCCAAGACTTGCGCAGGCGCTCGGGAGGGAGCCCAGTCACGTCTGATATGTTCGCCAATTCGTCCGCTGTGTACGGGGTACTGCGATCGGACCCGAACGCCTGCTGAATGCCTTCTTTGCGATCTGCTGGGAGAGATGTGTCTTGCTCGGCTGCGTGCTTGGCGCGTGCGCGCTCGAGTTTCTCACGTACGTCGTGCTCGGTAAGTGAGTCCGGTGCGCCGCCTTCTGCCATGCGTTCGATGCTGTGTCTAAAGAGCTCCCACACAGAGTCTTGACTCACGTCTGGATAGGCTTTGACTACTGTGTTGAGCAGATCCCACAGGCAGACGTCGCGTTCCCCGGGAGCGGCAAATGGGGCCCCGATCAAGACGTTCTCAAAGCGCCGCGATAGGTCGATCGCAGCAGGTTTGCTGCTGCGTTTCATGCGCGCTACGAGCAAGTTCCACGTCTCGTGGTACACCACACGCACGGGCGCCGCGGCCGCAGTGGCTGGCGCAGCTGCAGGCACCGCAGCGCTCGCCGGAAGCTGTAGCGGCTTGCCAGGTAGGTAGAAAATCTGCGCTTGTGCTGCGCGCTCCGGAGGGCAGCTTGGCACGAAAAATCCGCGCGCCACGCCGTCGGCATCGCGATCGGCATACTTTGCGTACTTGGCCCATACGCGCTTCAAAGCGGCGTCGTATTCTCCTGCCGTAATGGGCGCAGCAAGTGGGACGATCAATCGCCAGCGCTCTAGCCCCTCGCCGCTGCTTAGGTGCTTCCAAGTCGTGTAACCCAGGCATGCTAGGCCGTCCGCTGCGAGCGCTTCCAGGCAGTCTGCGAGGGCCTCCGCAGGCACGTCGTCGTAGTCCAACAGCAACCCGTACACCAGCTGCACGTCTGCTGTGCAGCGCTTGCCGCCGGCGCGGAGTGCATACAAAGAGATCAGCGGCGCAGATTCTTTCTGCAGATCTTGCCTGTGCCCGGCTGCTTGCAGGGCTGCCACGAAATCGCCCCACGTGGTTTGCTCCGCAGCCCACGCCGTGGGAATGTATAGATTGCTGTGGTGCGTGACTGTGATCGGCAGTGCTGCCGCGGTATCTGTGTCAGTGCCGGTTGGCTCCTGCATGCGGCTAGATCTCCTCGGAGAACCAGGTCGTAATTACCACAACCCCCTGCGCCCCAGATCCGGCAATGCCGGTCCCGGTCCCATTGCCATCCCCTCCGTATACGTCCGCGAATTCACCAGCGCCGATCAAGTAGCCGCCGCCGCCGCCGCCGCCGCCGCCGCCGCGCTTGACGAAAAATTCACTACCGACCCCGCCCGCGCCGCCTCCGCCCGCGCCGTAGCCTTTGCCGCCATGCCCTCCGCCGCCGTGCCACTCTCCAGGAGCTATGGTTGCGCCCAGACCGGGAGCACCTCCTGGGTAGTGGCCGCGAAAACCAGCGCCGCCGTCGCTAGCGTCTGCATAGGTTTCTCCAGCTCCGCCCGCACCGCCAGCAGCACCAGGCAGCAACCCGTGCGCTAGCATTACAGCCAGCGCGTCTGATTTGTAATAGCCGCCAGGCCCCGCTGCGGTGCCGCTAGCGTCTGGATACTCGTCTACTACCGACACGCCCTCATCACACGATAGCGCGAACGATGCGGCGCTAGACACGCTCGTCGGCGGATCTCCAGAAGCAACACGCACTGCTACCGTGAGGGGACTGGGCACCGCAGCAGCAGGTAGCGTGACGAGCAGCCGCACGCCAGCAGCTCCGCCGCCGCCGCCGCCTGTGTCTGCGGTTCCGGCCCCGTCCTGCCCGCGGTCGATCAGCAGGAATTGCACGACCTTTGCGTGCGCTGGCTTAGTCCACGTGCCGTTTGAGCGGAAATTATCGATCTGCGGAGGCAGATGCGCTTTGGAAGTCAGCTGATTCAGCAGGTAATTCTCCTCCTGTGCACTGCAGTTCGCGGTCTCGGGGCGATGCCCCTTGGCCGCGAGTGCAGTCGATACCGCGACTTTGGTCGGGGATGTACCGTCTTCGTAAAATTCGTCTGCGGCCCAGAGCTTAACGTCGGTCATTGTGTCTCCAATAAATGCGCGGAACGTGCTCGGCAATCAAGCGCGCTCGGCCACACGTAATCAGCCGTGATAGTCACTGCGGGGAACGAGACCGCGCCTGCGCGTGTCGTCTGGCGTGGTGCCGTAGCTTGGCCGCGCACAGCCTCCCGACCCGGCATTGGTGAGCCAGCAGGCTTTTGCGCCGCCCTGCACAGATGTGTCCAGCAGTTCTGCAGCTGCGTCAGCATCGACCGGATCTGGTAGCGTAATTTGCAGAACGCGAAATTCATCGTAGCCATCTATGACCTGGACTGCTCCGGAGGTCAAGCTCAAAATCACAGCTGCCAATGCGGAGGGAGTGCCGTCGCTGCGATTTGCGGAGATTTTTCCCTTGACGAAAATGCGCAGCGCATCTGTGGAGGGTCGGCGCGTCTCGCCCACTATTTTCGCCAGGCCCTCGAGAGCAAACCGCCCGCACGTATCGACATCAATACCGTCTAGGTATGAAAAAATCGCGTCCTCGAGATCTTGGACCTCTTGCAGGTAGCCCAGCAACAGAGCAGCAGTGCGCGGAAGGCCCCAGAATACCGGGCAAAGTTTGAGCAGGCCCACTCCCTGCACGCAGGGTTCGCGCTCCAAGGTAGTCATGCGATCGACACCGTGATCCGGCTCGTGTCTAGCAGCCCAACAGACAGAGAGTCCACCGACAAATCGCCCGAGGTCCAGCCTGTATAGGGCGGGGTGCTGAGCAGCAATTGCGGCACGTTCGTCACTCCCGGCACCCGAAACGCAGCCGACAGCAGCGCCGCGTGCAGCACGTCTCGGTCAATGCGTGGCGTGTGCGCGGCCATGAGCGCAGCCTTGACTGCAGCGGCTGTCGTCGATCCAGAAACTTGTATGTCGATCGCAACCAGAATTTCAGTCGCACGTGTGTGCTTGATGTATTTCGTGCGGCCCCAAGGGTCGGTCACCGCTGTGTTCGTGGCGCCGTACGTTTCGGACGTAGCGCTTTTCGCCGAGTAGATTGCTTGCGCCAGCTGCGAATCGGACAGAGCCGGGGCGTATTCGATCACCTGCACGCTGTGCGCCGGCAGGCTGCCGACTGGCACGCTCGTGTCATTCTCGTTAACCCAGCAGTCAACGCCGCCGGCAGCCACCACAGCTGCGGCAATTGCGGCTGGGGTACCTTTGCCGGTCGCAGCAAGCGAGGCCTCGCGCGCGGCGCGGAGGGAATCAAGCGTCTGTATGTCTTGGCCTGGTAGCGCGTCTGTGCTGTTGGTTACCGAGACCAGGCCATCGATCGGAGTCTTGATTACCGTTAACGTGCCGTACGGCGCAGCCGCGGTTGCGCCCGAGGCAACTGAGGTGAAGTTGGCCGTGGTCGTGCCGGCACTGGCGATCGTGATCTCGGCGTCGTTGCTCCACAGATTCGTGTCTTCGCCGGTTACCGCGAGCAGCAGCGTGCCGGCGAGGATTGTCGTGGCTTTTGAGAACGTGAGCGTCACGTTCTGCGCGTGCCCTTGCGTGGCTCCGCCGCGGGTGACGCCCGTCAGTTTGCAGAGTCCAATCAACAGGGCTTCGACCGCGTTGTCTGGGTCCAGCGCGCCGGTCGCGGCTTCGAGGGCCTCCCAGCCCTGCGATAGCTGATCGCTCACGATCGCGTTGATGTTCCCCAAAACCGTGCGCTCGGAAAGATCTAGCTTCTCGGAGATCTTGTCGCGCTGCCAGGTCTCGATCGCGGTGAGAATATCGGTGTGCGTTTTGCGCACGAATCCAGTGTCTGTCAGGCCGTAGATTGTCATGCGCGAATCGCTCCAGGAATGTGCTTAATGCGCCAAGGGGCATACGTGAGCCAGTCTTGCCAGCGCTGATCGATCTCTTGCAGCGCGACCGTGCGCGCATAACGGATCCAAGCTGGGTACCAGCCCCGGTACTCTCCGGCACGGTCCGCCGCATCGCAAATTGTGTCAAGCTCCTCGTTTGTCATGCAATCACTACCGTTCTGCTCAACATGCCGGACTCTGTTTTTGCTTCAAACGTTACGTGAGCGGTGCGCTCCGCAGGAATAAAATCAATCGCAACCTGCACGACAGACAGCACGCCAGGCGTTTCGGCGATTACTCGCCAGCATTCCGCACGCAACAGGGCAAGCCCGTTGCTGGACGGCTTTTCGAAAATCTCGTATAGGTGCTTGACTCCGGCGCGGGTGTTGTAAATCCAGCAGCCGGCTAGCGTCTGCAGGCCGTTGGCCACACGGCTTGCGATATCCTCCGGTCCTTGCGCGAGCAGCAGGTAGCGGCCGTCATCCGACAGCGCAATGTCTCCTGACACCTGGAAGCCGGGCATAGTTAAAAAGTCTCCAGGCCGAGGGGGCTTTGCAAAACAATCGGGCTCGACCTGGAGACCATTAGGACGTAACTCCTAGCACAGTGCTGCCGACGGCGCTACCCCAACTTGCGAGGGCAGCGCTTAAAGCGGCCCACGCAGGGTCGGGTCCGCCGGGCGGGCACACGCTCGCTGCTCCTGCGCTCGACACAGCCGTCTTGAGCAGCCCTAGCAAAGTGGTAAGCTCCAGCGCCGTCACTACCGGCAGTTGCGGCGCGGCCACAGGCAGCCCCACAGTGCACTTGCCGCCGGCAACCTGCACGACAGTCCCGGTCGGGTTGTCCTCGCCCAGCGCGGCGCCAGTGAGCAGCGCGGGGGCAAGCAGGGGTTCGATATCCGGGGCGGCCCCGGGGATTGCATAAGCAAATAGCCCGTGACGCTTGAGCAGTGCGGGAGCCATCGCGCTGCCGCTCAAACGCCACGGGGAAAAATCTTGCTCGCAAAACACAACGAGCACGTGATCGCCGGCCGCTAGTGGCATGTGCAGCATGTACCCGCCCCCGCGCGGCCACAGCACAGGCACGTCTTCGAGGGCCGGCATGCTCGCGATCACGGGCGCAAGTTTGACCTGCTGCAGCAGGGGCAGGTAGCCGGTCACCGTTGCAGGAATTGCTGTGTGCACGCCGTCCAGCGATCGGGTGATCGCCCCGTGGATCAACTCGGGCCAGGTCACGTCGCTCATGGCTAGTAGTTCCCCTCCCACTGCGTATACCAGTCGTTGCCGTGCGTATCACCGACGTGGTGCACTTTGGTGCACAGCACCGGGCCATTAACCGCGTTGCTTTTCAGCGCGAACATGTGCCCAGGCAGCAGCGCCGGCAGTAGCAGCACTTTGCCGGCAGCTACCTTGAGTTCTTTTGTTACGTCGAAGCGTTTCACTTTTTGCGTTGACGTTTCGACATTGCCAATCAATCCTGTTTGAGCGGCGATCAACGGCCCAGTGCTCGCGGGCACAGCAGGCGCAGGCCGCACTTGCAGCGCCCCGTTCTGGACCGACCACGGCAGCCCAACACTGCGCATGAAGTAGATAAACTCATCCAGCGCAGGGCCGTCCACAGCAAATGCGTTCGATAGTGCAACACCTGTCGAGAGCTTGGCAGCCGCGCCCATCGTTACAGCGTTCCCGAGATCGACGTTCAGCTGCGTGGCAAATGCCTGCAGGATTGTGATCAGCGGCGTACCGCGCGACCAGCACGCTTTGATTTGCTTACCCGCGATCGGCTCGCCTTTTTTGTCCAGCTCGCCATCGCCCGCAGAGATCGAAGTGATCCACTCGGTGCCGCTGTGAACCGACTTGGCCTCGCGCAGCATGCCATCGAAGAGCAGCCCCGTCCCGTCCTCGTACCCCGCGTGCAGTTTGCACGGTACGCCCTGTAGTGTGCTCAGGTATTGGCGGTGATCTGGGTTGAGATTGTACACGGCGATCTCTGCGGTGTTGGGCCAAGGCTTTTCGTCGCGCTCGATTGAAAACACAACACGCAGAGATTCAGTGGAAGCAAGCGAGAACCCGCCAGGAGAGGCGCCAACGTCCAGGGAGATCCAGCGGCGGAAATTCGTCGTCACGCTCCCCCCAAGACTTCGTCCGCTGGAACGTAGTACAGTCCCACACGCGACCCCAGTCCAGCCAACCCGGCGTGCTCGCCGCTGGAATCGATTGGCACTGCGAGGATGATCCCAGGCGGGCGCTGCGAGACCGTGCAACTGCGCAGCAGATTTACGCCATTGATTATCATGCGCCCCTGGGCGATCGACGTGTTGTCTGCGGCGTAGACAGACAGGTACCAGTGATCGGTTCGGCTATTCCACAGAAAGTGCAGCAGGTACGGGGTGCCGTCGAGTTGCACGACCTCCGTATAGTCTGCGATGGTTCCACTGGAGTCTGTGGGGATTTGGATCATCAGAACAGCCCTCCCGCAAGAGAGTCGAGACCGCTCGCGAGTAGGGACTTTTTGACGACAGCTTTCTCCACAGACTCTGCTGTCTGTCCGCCTTTGCTGACTGACGGCAGAGTGCCGATTAAAGACGTAGCCCCGATGCCCGCGCCCACGCCGGAGATGCTGCTCTCTGCTGTCTTTACGACGTCAACGTGCACGGCTTCGATCTGGAATCGGCAAAGTCCGCCGTGCTGGTTCGACCGCGCGTACTTGACGCCTGTCAGCATGTAATTCGACAACACCAGGCCGTTGTAGCTAAACGCCACGAACTTGCCGATCGCCCCACACAGCGCGTCGTGCATTTCGTGGATACGATCTTTAGAAGTCTTTGCGGTCAACGTCCAGGTCTTCAGTGTGCCGCTGCTGGTCAAGCCTATTGCGTTCGTCAATGCGCCCACGGCCGCGCCTGCCGCCATGGTCAATGCCAGTAGCCCCTGCGGTACGAATTGACTTTCGCGTACATTGATCGGCGCTTGCTTCCACTCGAGATCGGCGTCACGCAGACTGGTCTTGCTCTGCGCGAATTCAAACGCGACGGTCGGAGGCTGCACCAAAACGTGATCGGAAATAGTGCTACCGTCCTCGACCGGGAACTGCGTGACTTCCGCGGTATGCGCCGCCGATACGTCCGTCACGACGTCGGCGGTCAGCGCGCCGCCGTCCCACGTGATCCAATTGCTGTCAGCCATTGGCGGCCTCCCACGCAGCAACACTTGCAACGAGCCAATCGATAGCAACCTGCTCGTCGATTAGATACCCGCAACAGTCTTTGCGGTGCGCGGCGGCGTGTATTTCTTCCGGGGCCAGACCCCCACGCGCGGCGAGACGCTCGAGAGTTTGACTATGATTGCGCAGTGCCTGCGCGCGGAACGGTTCTACAAAATCCCACGGCACCGATCGAGGCATGATCTTGCGATCACGTGGGCGGCAGTGCTGCTGGTCTAGGACTGGGAAGCGCTTTCGGGGCAAGTCAGCCATTTGGAGCCCCTACTAGCGCACCGTGCGCTGCGTTCAGGTTTAGCGGCGGCTGGGCTTTGCTTATGGCACCGGCTACTTTTCTGCCTACTACCTCGGGTCGCAGCATCTCAGGAGCCGTAACATTGACTGTTACGGCTCTGTTGTCCGTGACCGTGGCGGCGCTGCCTGCAGTCGGGCGCGCCAGGTACGGGGGCACGTCCGCGCTCGGAGCGCGCAGCGGGAGCATCGGCTGGCGCAGGGCCGCGGGGGTTTCGTCCCTTGCGGCTGCGCCGCGTGCCGCGGCTTCTGCGCGCGCCTGCTCGTTCATACCTTCGTCCACGCCAGCGAAGAATCCCTTGCCCTTGAACATCGAGAGCAGGCCCTTGAAAATATTCGCGACTCCGCCGACTTCGTTCTTGAGTTTGACGAACTGATCGACCATCGCATAGATCGACGCAGCCGCCAACGCAAACGCTCCCAGAGCAATGCCGATATCCAGCAGCGTCAGCCACAGGCTCTGCCCTGCCACGTTACTGGCCCAGATCGCTGCGGTGTGGAATCCCCACGAGGCAATGGCCACAACGAGCTGAGCAATAATCTTCCCGAGCCCTGTCATGGTCGCGAGCGTAAGTATCCCGATCGCCTCGGCTCCTGCTTTGATTTCCTCTCGGTAGTCTGTGAAGAATTGCTTCACGACGGGGCCCACTTCAGCGATCTTCTCCTGGACCGCCTGCCACCCGTCTTTCAGTTTCTGCAGCACCTCGCCGGCTGCGCCGGCCCCGAACATGCTATCGATAAACCGACCGAGCGCGGAGTCGCCGCCCTGTAGAAACGTGATTATGTCGTCGAGGATTAACGCCCAGGCGAGCCACGGCACCAGCACGCGCCCGATGCTCAGCAGCATTGGCCACAGCTTGGCCAGCCATTTCACGATGCCTCCGCCGCCCGCGGTCAAGCGCGCGAGGACTTTAGCGAAGACCATCCAGCCGCCTGCAATGAACGCGCCTTGCAGGGCGTTAGTTCTCTTGCCGGCGTTTGCTATTGCCGCACCGAACTGCGTCAGTTTGCTCGACGCCCACGACAGCATCGGGATTAGGTTGGCGACGAGGCTTGCTTTGATCCGAGCGAACTGCACCCCGACGAGTTCCAGTTCGTCGTTGACACGCTCGGCATTTTCTGCGAAATCTTCGGAGTACACAGCGCCAAGCTCGGAAAAGAGTCGCTTCTGCTTTTCGAGCTCCGGAGCAGTGCCTTTGAAAAGCGTCAGCATGCGCACGCCGGCCTCTCCAAAAATCTTCTCCGCAAATGCGGCCTTCTGCGCAGGATCTTCGATCGCCGCGATGGCTTGCCCGAATTGCCAGAACAGGTCTTCAGGCTTTTCGCCCTTCAGATCTTTGACTCCCAGCTTCATGATCTTGAAAATCTTACCGATCTTGTTCGGTGCGCCTGACGCGAACAAACCGACGTTGCGGTTCATGGTCACGATGCCGCCGCGGAACGTCTCAAGATCAACACCGCCGACTTTGGCGAACACGCTCATTTGCTGCAGCGCTTCTGTGCCGATGCCCAGCTGCTGCGCCATCTTAAGCGCCGCGTCTGCTGCCTCTAGCTCGCCGTGAATCGTTTCTTTGAGCGCATGCCCGGCGAACACCGCACCGAAGACTCCGCCGAAAATGCCAAACGCTGCGAGCGCTTGATGCATCACGTTGCTGAGCTTGCTGGTTCCGGCTGCGGCCTCGGCTGTGCCGGCTGTTATTTGCTTGAGCCCTGCCCCCGCTGCCCCAGAACCGGCGCTGAACTTCGCTTCTGCGTTTGTGGCGCCGGTAAGCGCGCCGATCATCTGGTCCAGGCGCTTTGTCAGCTGCGTGTGCAATTGCAGCAGCGTGCTCGCCGCGAGCGCGCCCTGCTCGTTGACTACGCCGTACTGCTGCATTGGCGTTGTCGCTGCGCGCACGGCCGCGGCTTGTTGATTGATGCCTTGCGCTAGCGCTTGGACCTTTTGCTCCGCGCCCTGCGTGGCCAGGGTGACCTTTTGAAGGGTTCCCTGGTCCCACTCAAACTCAAACTTTGCGAACAGTTCACGCAGGGCCATTGGTTGCTTTCACTCGTGTGCGTTTGGGGTGAGCCGCTTCTCCGCGGCTTCGATTGCGTTGAGTACTACATGTGCTTCATAGAGATCGATAATACTCCAGTCGTTCAGGATACTGGTTAAGCTGTCGGAGAATCGCTCGCTTGTGGCGATTCGCCAGATTCGCCAGTCAACCCAAGCAGGGATGTAAAGCGGCTCGCCACTTCCTTCAGCTGCTGGCGGCCAGTCTCGGCGAAAAAATCTGCGAACTGTACCTCAACGCATTGCGCGAGCCAGAGCAGGAGATCGACGTTGCGCAGCTCGAAAACCAAGTCGAGGAACTTCGCGAGCGGAACATCCTTGCCCTGCCAATCGACGCTGCAGGCTTCGGCGAATACGTCAACGACTGTCTCGATTTCGTAAACTCCCGACAGAACGCCAGCGGAAATGCGCCCCGATGCGATGGCCCCGAATGCGGGGAACAGCGATCCGGTTAGAATCGCCTCGACCTTCAAAGCTTGACGCAATTTGAGCGGACGTAGGTTGAACGTGCGCCCGTTGATTTCAAAAACGTGACTCATGGTTTGGCTCCATTTTCAAGCGCCCTTGCAGGCGCGGGGGATCAGTTACCGCCTGGGATGACGGCGTAGGGCTTCATTACAACAGTAAGCTTCCAGGTGACATCGGGCTTGCCCTTTCCGAATTCCTGCGGAGCGGCTGCAGTCAGCCAGCACTTATCGCCGGCGTAAAGAGCTGTGCCGTTGTTGTCCTTTAGCAAAAACACTCCAACGCCAGCTCCGCCTGTGGAAACCCGATCAACTGCGAGGATAGCCGCCAACTGCTCGTTGTGGTTCGAGTAACCCTTGAGGGTCACTTCGACGTCGTATCGGCATTCATTGGTTTCGTAGCGGCAGACCTCACCGTCTACCGCAATATCGTCCTCATAGGCATCGCCACGAGGTGCGATCTTGACGAACGGATCTCCCTTTCCGTCTGTGATCGGAATACCGACCAGAACTAGATCGACTGCACGAGATGCGTAATTTTTGAACTTGCTCATGGTGTGGCTCCGATTAGACGGTCAGCGTACCGTCGATAACAACCTTTTGAATCGCGCCTTGCAGCACGGCTTTGAACTTCATATCCGGGAAGATTCGACCCAGCTTGTTTGCCGCGGACACGGTCGAGACGTCGGGGCGAGACACGCTCCACCCAGGAGCGAGCAGCTCATTGCTCTCGCCTTGCGCGAGCACACCGGCCACAGCGGCTTCGATCAGACTCGCGCCTGAATTCGTGAACCCGATCTTTTCATTGTTGACCAGGACAATTAGGACAGCTTCGCGGATGCGTGCGCGAAGCCAGGCAATGCCCTGCGTGATATCGAGGTATCTCCCCGAGCAGGCGAAACCATCGTACGTATGCACCACGCCGTCATTGACGTAAGTGATTGCGCCATTCGCGCGGGCATTGCTAAATTCTGTGCTCGTAAGGCCGTCGGGGGTAGCACCTGCAATCTGCTTGTGCGCCCAGGTTGTGCTGCCTGGCACACGCGAGAACTGGCGCCCCATGAGACCGGCTTCGGCAGAGCCGAGCATATCGCGGGTGGCTACCACATAGGTGTTGTGATTGATCGTGCCCTGCAGTGTGTGCGCGATGCCGGTAGCCGATCCGAAGTTCGTTGCGTCTGTGGACAGAGCTCCGAAAATCTTCTCGTTGGCGAGTGCGTACGCGGCTGCAAGCGCGATCTCGGCTGAGCTATTGCTGTCGATCACCAGACCAAACCAGTCGTTGTCGGCGAGTGCGGCTGCCGCGAGGTCCGCGGCAATACCAGCGTCCACCGATGTGTCTGCGACGTCGAGTCCGACAATGTTGCTTAGGTACATGCGTACCTCGGGCACCGTGGCAACAAGCGTCAGCTCGCCGTCTGTGTCGCTGTCTGTCACACCGGCAACCGTGCCGAACGCGGTGTAGAGTCCAGTCGCGACCAGAGCGATCGTGGTGTCAGTGCCGATAGGCGTATAGCTGACGTGCGTTGTAGTCGTGCCGACAGTGATGTCGAAAGACACAGGCTTGCCGAGCGTGTACCACTTGGGCACGAGCGTGACGGTCTGTACATTGGCGGCCGCACGAGGGGCGACCTTGAATTTGTCCGTGTGCGGAGTCTGGCTGACAATTGCAGCGGCCTTGCGATAGACGGCGTGTGTCGTGGCAAAGCCGTCGGCGACAAGCGCAAGCAGCCCAGCGGGGGAAGCCTCGTACTCACGCACGCCCAGGAAGCGCGTGTGATACGCGAGAATCAGAGGGGTGCCGAATCCTGCGATCGACGGCGTGACGTCCTGCACGGAAACGTTGACGGTAACGGTATCGGAAATGCTCATGGTGGCTCGCTCTGCTGCCTATGCAGCGGGTTTGTCGTATTGCGTGACAGGCGTCGTAATGAGTGGCGGGGCTGTTACCTCGCCGGAGATTTGGACGTGCTCGATAACACCGATCGCGGTCGGGTCGGCTCTGGTCAGTTCGTATCGAAATCGTGCGTCAAACGTGCGGCAATATATAATCTGATCGCCGCTCTGAAATGACAAGTCGGTGCTGCTAAGGTTCTCGATCAGCTCGATACCAGCGGCAGCCAGCGCTGCCGTAACGGAGTCCAACGCAAGCCCGATCGAGATCCAGCCGGAGAGGGCGTAAGCATCCTCTGCCGTGGCGCACGAGGTAGACTCGACTCGGATCTGCACGGTAACTTCGCGCAGCGTTGACAGGGATTTGTCAAGTAAGCCGGTCTCTGCGTCCGGCGTCAGGACTTCACGCGGGTCATTCGTACAATCCAGCTCGGCGCCTGCCAGCAGCCGCACCAGCGGGTTCGCAATCGGATGCCCAGCGTTACCCCAGACAACGGCCGTAGGCGTAATCTCGCCTGCGAGGGCTACCGCCGCGACGAGAGCAGTGCGGAACTGTGCGGGGGTGGTCACGTGATCACCTCCGCATCCCCGACGATGCTGCTGCGCAGCACGCCCGTTTCGATCAGCGGCTTGTAGGGTGCCTTAATGCCCCGGCGTTCCTTGGATTTGATCGTGCTGTCTGCCAGGTCTGGTGAGAGGCCTTCTGTCACGCGATTGCGAAACATTGCCGCGGCTTTCACTGCCGTGCGCTCGGCTCCAAGGAGCGGATCGATCTGCATTTGCTCAAGGGCAATCGCTTCTATTTGTTCGTGCAACTGATCGAACCCAGCGCGGATCATCGAACGCTCGGGCACATTTCCGAGCCCGAATTCGTGTGTTTCAAAAAGCCCCTTGACCGTCATCGCAGATTTCTCGCCTTCCGCCACTGGGTGGTAGACATCGGGCTGCAGACAGCCAACCCGAATCGTAGCCCTTTTGGGCCACTTCGGTTTGCTTGTCTTGACGTTTACGGTGCTGGGCATGGGACTACACAACGCGGCAGGGGTGCACGCACCCATTGATAATTTTACGCCCTGCTAAGGCTCTACTGTAAGTGGTCGTGCCGTCTTTGGCTATCAGTTGCGCGGCGCGGCCCTGCGGGCCAGCTGCGATTGACGCTGCTGTTTCGAGTCCGATGATTTCCTCACGCTCAGCCCCCCAGCTATCCGAGACGCGCAGTTCAACCTGCGCGATCGTTGCTGGAATCAGCCCCGGCTGCTGTTCGGCAACCGGGGAGAATTCGGGGAAAAGAACAAGGAAATCACTCTGGGTCATTCGTTAGTACGCAAGGATATAGGTTACGTACGCGACGGCAGTGCCTTTGGTGATCGTGTCGCAGTTGACGCTTGGATCCACTAGGATGCTCGGCGTTACTGCGCCAACCAGGCCGCCGTTGAGAACGCCCGCTGTGCCGAGCTTGTTGATTGTATCGGCGGCACCTGCAACCATGAAGCCGTCGGTATCGCCGTCTTTGACGCCCAGCGCGATCGTAACGCTGGCAGAGTTGCCGACGTTATCGAACACTGCGGTCACGTCTACACCAGCGCCGACAACGATCGCCCCGGCAGGAAGTGCCGCAGCGAAGTCGATCGACCCTGAAGCGACAGCACCAAGCGCGGCCACGTCGGTAAAGCTGAACGCCTTGCTGACTGTCTTGATTCGAGCCGCCGTGGTAACGTCTGCGGCTTGTAGCGCGTCAATGTCTGTCTCGGCTTGCACGAGTCCAGCACCTACTGTAGCGAGCTCGCCGCCCGCGCCAGTGTAATTGGACTCGATCGCAGTAACAGCGGCCGCGAGCTGGGCAATTGCACCAGCCCCGGGATTTGCAGGAGAGGGGATTTGGCCCATGTTAAATTCCGTCCGTGTAGCAGATGGCCTGGGGGGTTTCACACAGCACGCCGGCGGTACTCATCCACTGCGGGATCAGCACTGCGAGAGGTTGCTGTATTGGGGTTTCGTCTCGCAGCTCCTGCGGGATGATCAGTCGAGCAACCTGCGGACCACGCGCCATGGTGACCATGCGCGGGCCTGTAGTCGCCACGTCTTTGTTCGACAAGCGCTGCCACTGCACGAACTGCAGTCCAGGATATGCGGCTTGCAGCGTCTGCAGGAGCGTGACGTTTTGCAGCGTGTGTCGGGTCGTGCGCAGGTAGAACATCTGCGCTGGGGGGATTGCGATCAAATCTGCCTCAAAAGTCTGCAGCGTATTGAGGTATACGCGTTGCACTGAAGCTTCGATGTCCCGTGCAATTTCCTCGTACGTCGCACCCGCCCAGGTCGTTCCGCCACCAGCCTTGGCACAGGCAGTCAGCAGTGACGCAGTCGCCACAGCAGCGCCGTCAAAGTTTACCGCGGTCGCGGTCTGGTTGACCAAGCCCGGGAGGCCTTCAGTCGCAGTCTGCTCGCCGGCCACTACTGAGTCCAGGAACCGCTCGACAATTTGCTGCGTCGCGACGGCTTCACTGGCTGGCAAATTGACCTTGGTTTGCGCGGCGCGCTCCAAGTCAAAGATGCTGTAGCCGTACGAATACCCGTAGTGCAGGATATTGATGTACGCGTCTGCTCTGGACAGCGTCACTCTGGGCAATGCGCCCACGGGACCCGTGCTTGCAATCCGCTTTGGATTGGCTTCACCCGACACGCGGATCTCGCTGTGCTGCACGCGGTCGGCCCATGTGGGAATGCTGCCGTCGGTCGGGATGATCGAGCGGAACATCGCGGGGCGGAACATTTGGATCCGTTGCTCTGCGACGTAGTCAAGTTGCTTTTGGAGTAGGATGGTCATTGCTTTGGCCCTTGGTTACGCGGTGGCGTACGGGAGGTTAACGCGGAGTTTGACGACCCCTGCTCCAGTGGATGCTGATACAGCTCGGCAATTGGGCAGCGAAGCCACGGTAGCGCCTCCGCCGTCGTTGTCTGAGCGCACGGCGCCAAGTTGCGTCTTGCCTCCACCGTTGGCGGTATGGCGGCAGAACACGGCAGCACCGGCGGCAATCGCATCTTCGCAGACTGCCCAGATTACGCCGGAATTCATCACGCTCACAGCGCGAGCCGCGGCGAAATCATTGGTCGTGGCATCATCGCCAGGCGCGGGCATGAGCGCGTTGTACAGTACAACACCCTTGCATGCAGCGACCTCGGCAGCAGACGTTGGAACCTTGACAGCGTTATCAGCTGTGCCTTGACACACGAGCACGCCCGCGGGCAGCGCAGCTTCAGTGACGTGGCTGGACTCGTCGTAATCGACGCTAGCGGGAGTGCCCCTGCGAGGCGTGACGGTCTCTGCAAAAGTTTGCATGTTACTTCTTACCTTTCCACATATCTTTTGTGGAGTCTGAAATGTGCTTGGCTGGGTCCTTGGATCCAGCGGGAGTCTTGTCGTCTGCTGAATCGTTCACCGGAAGATCGCCGTTGTGGTCGTGCGGTGCGGCGTACTTGCTGGCGGCTTCGATGTACGCGTCCAGATACGTATCCGTCACGCTATCAGCGACAACGAACTTTGGATCGAGCTTTGTCACGGCAGCGACACGCACTTCGCGCTGTGATTTGCCGTCGAACGAAAAGTCTTTCGGCATGAGCGGAAGCATCTTAGTGCGGAACGCCAGCTCTGCAGCTACGCCGTCTGCAATTTGCCGGGGCAGTGCGGCAGCGTCTGCCGTGAGCTTGGCGACCTGTTGCGTCGCAGCCGCTAGTTGCGCAGTGAGCGCATCGCGCTCAGCTGTGACAACAGTCAGAGCGGCGGTGCTGTCGTTGACAAGCTTGGCTAGCGCCGCGACATCGGCAGGCGCGGGCTGTGGTGCAGCGGGCGGGTCGGCGGCATCTGCCGCGTAAAAAGTATCGGACAAAACGTCATTCATGGTTTCACCGTCTGATATTAAAACACGCGCATCGCGGCCGGCGCGAGCAAACCCATTGCCCCCGAGTGCCACATGATTCGGTTTGAGATTTCGAAATACGACGTCATACTGCTCGCCGTCTGCTGTAACGCCTGGCGTCCAATCGCGTGTGCAGTCGTACGCGCAAGAGCACTCGGTAAGCGTGCGTGTGGCAACGCCGTTGAGTGCGTCGCTTGCGGACACCTGCAGATCAGCCTGCGCCCACTGCTTGCCATCGACGACCACAGGCTCTTTGTCTTGCGATCGAACGTTGCCTCGGGCGTGCTGCAGCCAGGTTCCCGGCGACACGCCCCCTTCCGGGTGGCCTATCGTGATAGGCGCTCCGGTGAAATCGGCAGCAAAGACTTCTTCAGCAGGCCGATAGGCCCGTACAGTAGTACCGTCTGGTCGTCGATAGACCTGCACACCAGCACGCCCGATACGGGCAGGGATGATAATCCCGCCGCCTGGGGCCGGTCGCACTTTGCCGAGAACTGCGCTATCGACGATCACTGGCATGCTTCTAGCATACCGGGCGGCTGTTGTCAAGTGTGCAGGTGCAACAGGCGTGCCAGCTCGGCGGCTTTGGCGTCTCGTACCCGCGCGCGTCTGCGTGCGGCTGCTGCTCTGCGATTGGCGGCTTGGTTGTGCTTGCGCTGTTGCCACCGGCACGCATCAGCAAACAGGCACGTGGCGCAGCTGCTGGTGCTGTGCTCGGCGATTGGGCGTAACCCGCAGCGGCCGCACAGGCCTGCTGCTAGGCGCCGCGCGCGCATTCGTGCCTGGGCTGCGTTCTTCTGGGCTTGGCGGGTGCTACTTGCTGGCATTGATCCGAGTGCCCTTGGCCTCCAGCGGATTTACGACTGTGCGCTTTTCACTCTCGACTAGACGCAGCCCACAATTGACGCATCTGAGCCAGCGTGCGCGCTGGTTATCGATTGTCAGCACAAACCAATGCTCCCGATCGTGTGTGCAGAGGGATAGATACTCTCTGGCAGGTTCTTTTATTTCGCTCATTTGTATCCCAGTAACTGTAGCACATTAACGACCATCTGGTATCCAACTGGATCGAATTTGCGCAACGCCTCCGGGTGATATCTGTATGCGGAATACGTCTCCGCAAAGTACTCTTGCGAATTGGTCTTGGCGTAATTTGTGATGTACTTTCCTTTGCCGTTCGCGAATGCTTTGGCGATCTCTAGGGCTACCTCGGAACCTTTCGCCAGATGCATTATTCTATGCGCCAGCTCGTGCGTCAGTGATGCTGTAGCCGCTGCTTCCGCGGTTGCTTGCGCATTTGCAACAGACCAAGACTTACCGGGGCGGAACTTGCCGACGAACGACGGGAACTCCTCCAAGATATGATCTGCTCTGATACGCACGATATCCTCGGTCTGTTCATACATTCCCTGGTAATTCTTTCCCTCGACGCGACCTTCGGATACAATCAGCTTTGCTGGCGGATTCGCCCGAATGATGTCTGCGTCGGCTGGATTCAAGGCGGCGATGATTCGATCTGTCGTTTCCGGCTTGGATTTAGACTCGATACTGCGGAATAGGTCTTGGGGTCTCGGCGCAGGCTGCGGGACACGCGCGGGCACAGGGCGCGGCTGCTGCGCGGCGCTGGGCGCTGGGCGCGGCGCGGGCACAGGGCGCGGCTGCGGCGCTTCGCCTAAGATACGCTCCAACCGTTCAATATCTTTCCGGTACCCTTCCGCCAGGGTTTTCGATATCCCATCAGATTTCACTGCGTGGTAGGCGAGTTGTTTGCGCGCTACAGCCAATTCGACTCGCAGTTTTGCTGGGTCTGGGATCGAGACTTTGATTTTTCCGCGTGTTTTAACCGCGAGTGTGGGTGCTTCTTTTTCGGCTCCAACCCAGATCCACGTAGTGGTCCCTTCAGGGAACGACTCGTTGACTTTAACCCACTGGTATGGTCCGGCTTCCAATTTATCTAGCAGTTCCCCCGGACGCGGGATCCACTCATCAACCCCGATAGCCCCCGGATCTGCGACGCCGAAACGTCTGGCGACATCTGTTGTAGATATGCCGCGTAAATCTAGAACTTTTGTTGGATCAACCCGCACAGCAGCCTTGTATATACTATGCCCTCCAAATCCGGGATTGTCTAAATACTCTTGAGCCGTTTCAACTGTTTCTGCAAACGAATACCCGGGAGCGATATGCTCTTCTGATGCCGCCCGGTATAGCGTCTGCATTTGGAGCTTCGCCTTCGGTTGTTCAGGCTGCTGCGCCTGTGCTTGCGTTTGCGGCGTCGGCACTGCTTTGCGCAACGTCGGCAATACTGGATCAGCGTGGCACCTGCAGCGATAATCCTTCCCCGGATTGCGCCTGCGCTCCGGGCGGCCTTTCGCAACTTCCGACGCGTTCGTCACTGGCGGATCGTCATATCGGAAACGTTGTCCTTCAAGCCTCGCGTGGTCGTCTCGGACCGTGCCGTCTTTGCTTGTGATCCAATCATACTCCTCGATTCCCAAACGCTCATGCTGCGTCTGGACTATGTCCGCGTGGAGCTTGAGAGTCTGATCAACAGCCCAGAACTTTGCTTTGCTCTCGCTTACCTGCAGAGACTCCTGGAGCTTTGCAGTCAGGCCTGTGACGTGCGTCCCACTGTTCTCTCGCACAATCCGATCCACAGTCGCGACGTGCTCGGCCGCAACGGTCTTGATCAGGTTCACGTTGCGCGTGCGGAACTGTGAAACCAGCTCCTGCGTGCCTGCGAGGCGCGCTCCTGCTACGGTCGGCAGCGTGTGCAGGTCCTCGTCCACGCTGCTCTTGATTGTGCTTGTGGCTTTGGTGACCCAGGCGAGCGCTCGAGCGAGCCAGCCTTTGCGCACGGCTGCGGCGTCCTGCACCTCTGCAGTCGCGTCCGCATGCACCTCGCGCAGCACCAGCAGGTAAGCTTGCTCGACGGCGTGCACCGCTCCCGGAGGGCACCCGCGCGCAGGCAGCACAACGCGCACAGCCTGCCGTCGCGTGAGTGGCCTGCTATGCGATTTGCGCGCGGCGCTCGTGCGCTTAATCGATTGGCGCGATCGGAGCGGGCGGCGCATTGTTCCCCTGTGGCGCGGTAGATTGCTGCTGCTCTGCGAGTGCGCGCTCTTGCTCGACCTGCTCCTTTGCGGCTTGCTCGGCGATCTCCTCCGCGATCGTGCTTGGATCGACGTCGATTCCGAAGCTACCGTCTTTGGAGCGACTGACGCCAATGTCTTCGGCGGTGAGAGCGCCTATATCCACGGACCAAATCTTGTCGGCTTGCGCGTTGATAAATCGCGCTTCGGCCTTTTCTTTGTCGGTGAGTTCCCACAGTGCGGGCCACTCGAGTTTGATTTCTTTTCCGAGCGCCCAAGACATGAGCTTTTGCAACTTCAGCGCTGCGCGAGATCGATACTCTGCCGCGTCGTCATAGCAATTGCGAATATCGCTTTCTCCGGTGGCGTTCAAGCCGGCCGGCTCCATTCCAAACAATTTCGCTGCGGGCAATCCTGCCGCTCCAGACGTGCGTAAGTTGATCTGCTGCATAAGCTGGGGTAGCGCTGCGAATGATACCTCAGTCCGATCGAAAGACTCATTGCCATCGGCATCGAGAAATAGTGTGTGCACCATGCTCTTGCTTTGCGCCATGACTTGCATGCGCGCTTGCGCGACGGACTGGTCTTTGCTGGCCAGCATTTTGAAGAGCCCTTGAAGCTTCATTACTCCAATCGATGATTCTTCAAGCAGATTGGAGATACTGCCCCAGCTGACGTCATAGTCTCTTAGGGTTTCGTGCACAGCCTGAAGGACTGAGAGCCACGGCCTTCTGTTTGTCGCGGTGCTTGGCAATGCGCGTGCTGCGCCCTCGCAGATCACGCATCGCGAAATGTGGAATCGCAGCCCGTTGCGCGGGTGCTGCCCCGTAACGCGCAGCACAGAAGGTAAGCCAAAGCGTTTACTGTTTGCGTCGGTCTCCTTGGCTTCGACCGTCAGCATTTGCCACGGCACTACGTCAAGCCACGCAATCGCCGACAAAGGGCCGGGTTTGGGCGCGGGTTCAAGTGGATCTCCGTGCACAAATCCGACAAGGATTACTGAACCGCCAAACGTGCGCCCCGTGAACAATCCCTGCAGAAACACGCCTTGCGTATACAGCTCGTGTTCGTCTAGGTCCTGCCAGATTTTCTTTTGAGCGGCGTCAATTCCAGTCGGCTCTTTGCGGAATGCCTGCTGCGGGAGGAGCTCGACGATCCGCCGAGCGAGCCAATTCTCATTATAAAGCGTCTCGAGTGCCTGATCGGTAAGCTCTGTGTTGCTCTGTATGCTGTACTGGGCTCGACGATCGCGTTCCGTTCCGAGCCCGCTTATGGTATTGATCCAGCCGTCGTTGACTGGCGCGGTGCTCCACGTGGGCGCGGCTGCCGGGAGAATTGTGGCGAGTTGCCCGGGGGCATAGTCGAGTTCTAAAGTGCTCATATCATATTATCCAAAATTGCGCGCCACAGCTCGGCCGATCCTAGCATGCCGTCGTCCAGTTCGTCAAGCGCTTGCGTCATCGTATCTACCCGGTCGTTCGCTTTTTGGTGCGGGAACCGCACGATCTCTGCCCGAAATTCCGCCACACTGGGCATGTGCTCGACCGGAGGAAGCCAGATCAGCCCGGCTTCGCCTTTGGCGCTGTGCCGCTTTGCGCGCTCCTCTTTGGAGCCGTGCGGCTCCACAGCCTTGACGGGCGTCTGCAAGTCGATGCTTTCCCTGATCTCTGAGATCAACGCTGGACCGTTCGCTTTGTCCTCCAGCAGGATGCATCCAGCCGCGCGCCACAGCGGACTCGCCTGTGCCGCAATGAACTGTCGCTTAGTCTCAGGGTAGTTCCAGTGCCCTCTTTGCTCGTCAAGCAGCAGGTAGCGCTTCTCGTGCTTCGCCCACAGCTCCCCAGAGACCCAGCTGTCGGCGGACCCTTTGCCGGCTCGGCCCTTGAAGCCGAGATCCCAAGACTGCACAATGTACATAGCGCCGGGGTGCGGAAGCTTGTCCCACTCCTTGAACCAAGCATCTTCAAAGTACGACCCAGTCGCTGGCACTGGGTTCTGCTGCAGCTGCGCGCCCGCGTGCTGCGCATTGCCCATCGCGATCTCGATCTTCTTAACTGTCTCCTCGGAGTAGCGCTCGGGCCACAGCAGCTCGCCCGGCTCTGTGCGCACGTCAAGCGTGCCGAGGGAACAGCCGTAGTCCCACGGGCAGTTCGGAACGTACCGCATGGGGAAACACACGTGCTCGTAATTGTGCGGCGCGCGGAGCATGACACCGCAGACGTCATCGTGGTTCAGCCGCTGCCCGATTATGAGATTGCTGTGTCTGTTTGGATCTGCGCGGCGCGTGCTGAACGTGAACTGCCACAGCTCGACGGCTTTGGCGAAGTCTGCCTCGGAATCGCCGGCTTTGTTGGAGTCGTCGAGCACCACATGATCGCCGTGTTTGGACGTGACCGGGCCGTTCATTTGGTACGCTAATCGCGTCCCGCCCGCGATCGTTTCAATCTCTGCTTCTGCCGTGACTGATCTCCTTAACCTGACGTGCGGGTAACACGCTTGGAAAAGCGGGTGCTGGATCAATCGCAGAAACTGCCTGGCGATCTGATGTAACTTGTCTTTGTCGTAGCTCGTGAAAATGAATCGTCGTGTCGGATCCACGGTAGCCCAAACGAACGCAGGCCAAAACACCTGCACCCAAAGCGTCTTGCCTGTGCTTGGCGGAACGTTGATCGCAGTATCGCGCATCTCAAAGCGTGCGTGCGCTTCGAGCACGCGCGCGAGTGCGTGCAGGTGGCGAGAATCTTTGAACGCCCGGGCCTCGCCCGATGCAGCCCAGAAATTACGAGCAAACGCGTGCAGCCCGTTGCGCTTGATATCCAAGCGGACGAGCTGCACTAAGTGATCGAACGCGTCTTTGCTTGGAATGTTCAAGCAGGCTCCACCAGCTGCCTGTTGTATGGTGTCATCACGTGCGAGCGGTACCACTGCCAGTACTCTACAGCCTGGCGACAGTCGGGAATCGATCGGTGCACTTCTTCTCCCTTCTGCGGGCCAAAGCCTGCCGGATACACAAGCCGGGCGGATTCCCGCAGAGTCGAGAGATCAAAGACGCGGTAGTGCAGACACGTCTGCACGAACCCAGGCGCATACCGATTCAACCAGCGCCAGTCGAAAGGCGCGTTGAAATTCATGAGCGGCGGTCTGTCTGCTGGCGCGCACGGCAGCCACAGCTGTGCAATTCCCTGCAGCCAGCCGTCGAGTTCTGCGAGAGGGATACAATTCTCTGGATTGCTGAGCCAGTTCCAGAGACACGACTTGTCGTGCATCGCTTGGACGAATGGGTTGCACTGCTCGCGGAAGCCCTGCAGCATGCCCGAGGCGTACCCGATGCCCGTACGGAAATCTGCGATCTCCTCGCCGCTGGGCATATCCACAACGACCACGCCTACTTCGAGCAAGACGTCTTTGTTCTCGTCTAGGCCTGTGGTTTCTACGTCAATTACTGGGGTTAGCATCAGTTCCTCGTGTACATTCTACGTTCAATTTCGAGATTTAGTGCGTGCACTGTTTCGTCTTTCTGCCCGTTTCGTACGCACATATTGTACGCGTTCCACAGATGCTGACGATCCATCTTTCGCAGTGGCGTGACCTTGCCGTTTGCGCTGCGCCACACCACGTCTTGTATTAGGTACTTGTAGCACAGCACCTGTGCCATTCCGAGCAGCTGCACTATCCAATATCCGAATCTCTGCCTGCGTGTCATCAGCGCAGCCCTTCCCGCTCAACCCAAATTTGCGTCAGGATTGGAGCCCCTCGAAACAGCGGCTGGTTGCGTTTGCCGCCGAGTCCGCGCCTGCGGGAGGCTCTGTTCTGCGCGCCCCATGGCGCGTGTGAATCGACGACCTGCGAATCTTTGGATTTGTATTGCTGTGTGATATTTCGTAGTTTCATGCTTGGCTCCTTGTGCACCCGTACCTTGACAGACGATCAATCATTTGTCCAGATCATTTCTCGACTTTTTGCTCCGGCCACGCCGCGCATTTTTCCGCGCATGCCCGATACCTCGCAGCAGTCGCGAAACGGCAGCCAGTCTGCGCCAGCTTGCTCGCAGACGATCACCTGGCCTTTGAGTGACCGGCACCAGACTGCTAGCTGCTCATAGTCGATTCCCTGCAGTCCGTGCTTGTAGCTGCTGTACTTGACGCCCCGGTACGGCGGATCGACAAACCAAGTCGCCTCAATGTCCGTCGGCAGGTCTAGGTAGCTACAGCACTCTGCCGACCAGTGCCGGATCTCCTCCACAGCACCGATCAAATAATCGCGAGTATTATAGTGCCACATGCCAGTATTGCCCCCGGCTTGGCCCTTACCGTGCTTCGAGCACCAAGCGCTCTCGCCTGTTGTGATGTTCGACACGGTCCAGCTGCTGCAGTGCCCTGTGCGCTGCCAACGGCGCATTAGCTGCGCTTGGCCTGGAGACAGCCCAAGCGTGCGAATGTCCTGCCCGGTAACAAGCCCTTCCGTGGGGATTGCTGCGATCTCCTCGGGCGCTGCTTGGATCAGCCACTGCCAGAGATCGATCAGCTCGCTATCGAGATCTGCCAGCAGCACAGTGTGCTCGCGGTACCTGAGAGAATAACCCGCGCCGCCTGCAAATGGCTCGATGATCAAATCGTAGCGTGGCGCAGGGTAGTGCTTGCTGGAACGGTACTTGCTACCGAAAGTACTTGAACATGGGTCCGCGTCTGGCCATTATTCCCCCCTTTCGCTTAAGCATTCCGCACCGCTCCCGCCAACAGTTTAATCATTGTGTCGATCTCTTCTTGTGGAGTATCCTCTGGGATCTCGTAATTGCTCGCGCCGGGCTGGATGCCCGCGGCTATCGCAGGTATTCCAAAGCCAACTTGCAACAGGCGCAGCAGCAACCGTGGATCCATCTGCAGCTCTGGCGCCTCAAGCTCCACGCGCAACAACTTGTTTACGCCGATGCACGCGAGCCGTGTACTTTTTTCGAATGCGTAAGCAACACGCTCTTTCGGATCGGCCGGGATCTCCCGGCTCTGGTCGTACGCCTGCGCGCGCTCGCTCCAGCGAAAGTGCGCAGCTAGTGCCGTATCATTCGGCGCTGCGCGGGTTGCCGCAGGCTGCAGTAGCCAGCTCTGAAACATGTTGTAGCAGACGTCCGGCTCGCCTTCGAGCACCAGCTGCTCCCAGGGGTCTGGGCTGCGTGCTAGCGGCACGGCTAGTCGTCCTCGTCGTCGTGCTCTTGACCTTCATCCTCGTCGCTGCTGTCGCAGTCGTCAAACAGACTATCCGCGCCGCCGCGATCGAGCTGATCGTTCTCCGCATCGCACAGAGCGCGAATATCGTCGCTGTCAAGCAGCACCTGCTCGACGATCGGATTCAAGCTGCTGTTCAGCGGCTTGTCGCTCGGAAGCCGCGCGCAAACAGGGTGTGGATCACAGTCGATTACTAGCGTATCTAAGTCTACTTGAAACATTTGGATCCTACTTGGGTCTACGCCCGCAGCAGGAATCGAGCTTCCGGGCTCGCCCTTGCCGCGGGTTACGGCCCGTCAATACTGGCACGCCTTCCGCGCGTGTGCAAGCTATTTGTCAACGGGACGTGACAGTCAGCCCGATCCGCGCGCGCTCTTCTTTTGCCCGCTCTTCGCGCTCCAGGCGCACGGCTTCGCGCGCGACTTCTGTTGCCCGCCCAGGCCACTGCTCAACGACAACGGTTTTCGCTTCGCGGCCAGCGGCCGTCACAGCATCAGCCATGGCGTGCTGTTGCTGCGTGAACAGCCACACGAACGCAGCTACAGCAAACGCAAGTGCTGTGCCTGTTACCCCAAGCAGCCAATTAAGTTTCCACTCAACGGATTTGGCCACGGCCACAGCGTGCGAATTTTCAAGCACGCCCTTGAACAGTGTCTCAACGTCGCTCGAAACCTCGCGCACTAGCGCGCAACTACCAGGCGCGTGTGCGTGGATCTCGGCGGAAGGCGAGTCGAATTCACGGCGCATTGCTGCGCCTCTTGATGCGTGCGCTCGCGCTTGCGCTTGGCACGGCTTCCAGCGCTCGCGAGTGCTCCTGCGCGCAGTTACCTTCGAGCGCATTCACGCGCGCGGTGAGCCCTCGCATGTGCCCGAGCAGCAGGTCAACATTCGCCTCGATGCGATCCAACTGCGCAGACTGCCGGGCGCCAAGCTTGTCGGCGGCTTCCGCCAGATCTCCGCGTAGCTTCCCTGCGGTGTAGTCGCCGATCGCCTCGATCAGTTCTTGTGTGTCTTTGTTGATCACGGCAATGTATCTCCCCAGACCGGGTCGGACTCAGGCACAGCCTCGAACTGTTGCTTGTACCGCCAAGCAATACCGCCCGCGTAACTCGCCTCGGTCGCGGTATAGTATCCGTTCTGCCGCAGGCCGTGCGCAAAAGCTTTGACGTCCCCAGCGAGCAACCCAGCCCAGCCCAGCGGGAACCTCCGGCGGAGCGTCGAGAGATGATCGGCCATTGCTGTGTCGAGCCCATCGAACGCGCGGAAGCAACACCAAGGATGCTTTGGAAGCAGATAGATACTATGCAGCCCGGCTTCGATCGTGCCCTTGTCCTCAACTGGACCGAGCTTCTTTGCCGCTGCTAGCTGCGCATCGGTGAAGCGCTCGCGCGTGCGGAAGAACTGCCAGTCGTATCCACCTTTGTTGTTCGGGCTGGTCTTCATCCCAGACAAATTCCAGCACATACAGCTGCCCATTCCGGTCTCGATCGCTATCTGGCATGAGGCGACGCGGACCATCGCGCGTGTTACCACGAGCGTATTGTCAAGATCGCTGAAAGCGCCTAGCAGGCTGTTCGCGATCATCGGGTAGCTGATCGGCGTTCGGACCGCTGTGCGCTCTCTGCCTGTCACAGCAATCCCCGGAAGATCTTGTTCGTCGTCACAACTGCAAGCACATCGCTCTGCCCTCTGCCCAACACCGCCCGGATCTCCCGTATGCACGCCGCACGAAGTCGGCAATATCCGGCGATCACACAGCACCCAAGGACAATCGAGCAGATTAAAGCTGTCACTTCAAGCCGGCTTTCTTGGCGGCCAGGGCGACTTCAGACTTCAGTGGGTGTGGGATTTTGAACGAGGCCAAAGCCTCGGCGCCATTGCCCGACAGGATTGCAGTCGTGAGTTTCTCGATCATTGGGGCAAGCACCTGTAGTGCTTGCAATGCGGCCATTACTACTGACATTTGAGTTGCTCCTTCGCGAGTGCAATCGGCGCTGCGCATTGCGTGCAGCCAATATCGGCCGCGATCGTGCCGAGCAGCGGAAGCATCGGGCACAGGTCGCCGGCAGCTTCGACGATCGCAACGGCTTTCTTAAGTGCCGCAACGCGGGCATCCCATGGCGCCATGTCCGTGCCAGCGTCTGCGGGGTAGGATGCGATCGCTGCGGCCAGAGCGTCATCAGTAACCACCGCCGCGGCAGTCGCCACGTCCAAGGCTGTTGGCGCTTTCGCTTGCGTGCACCCGAATAACACACCAAACACCAGCAGCCCAGAGAGGATCTTGACGACGGTCTCCGCGATAGTCTTGTAGCCGATCGGCAAGCGCCCCTTGACCAGCAGCGTCAGCCCTTGCACGAGCAGCCAAGGGTCGGGGAACACCGCGCGCAAGAGCTTCATCACACCGGCTATCTTGGGGCGTGCTTCGCACCAGGCATCGATCTGCGACCTGCGGCCGTAGATAAATTGCAACGCGAGATACACGCAAGCAAGCGCGATCGGAAGTCCGTAGTGAAGTAGATTCTGTAGCGTCATGTTATGTCTTTCCTTCTCTAGATCTGGTATCTGGCGGAAAAGTAGCTGCGCATTTGCGCCCTGTTGGCGGCCGAATCCGCACCGGCCTTGATGAGTATCTCAGCGACGTAGCCGTCGAACGAATACGCGCCAGCGCTCCACGAAGCGGCGCCCAGAAATAGCTGATTGAAAACTTTAGTCCCGGCGTTGCCGGATGCCTTCGCGGTTACGAAATCGTTATAGTACACTGCGCTGGTAGCGCCGTTCGCCAACCCACACCAAGCGGCCGGTGACGTCGAGACAATTCCAGGCGCAGACGTGACAGCGCCAGCGCCTCCGGCATATATGGTGATTGCCGTGCCAGCGCACCCAAATTGAGGGGTTCGATCTGTACTCGATCCAGCGCACAGAATACCGATTGCGGGATTTGCGATCGAGTGTGCTGCCGCATAGACGGTGATCGGCTGACTACGCTCCGGCAAAGCGCCGGTGTTTAGCCCTCGGTAGTTGGCTGCAGCAGCGCCCCGGATATCGAGCACGCGCCTGCCGCCGTAGGCCGCTGTTTGACTAACAAGCGGTTCGTGCCCGACCGCAGTCGGTAGCAATGGTACCCCAGCCACCTGATCTAGCCATTGCGTCACTTTTCCGTCGATCAGCGTGATTCCCAGATCAGCCCGCCACCAGTGCAGAATCCCTGCGGCCTGCCGCGGGCTCCACCCGCGCGCGATACTTCCGAGGCCTAGATTCAGTGCTAGTTGCATCGGCTTAGTTCCACGCAAGCGTAACGTTAAGATCGCGGGCTGTGTTGTTAAGCACTTTGATGTCTGCGCCATCGACGTACACACATAGTTTGCTCGCAGTGTTCGTGTTGGCGAAGTTAGCGGAGCCGCGCAGCAGAAACGGGCCCCACCCAGACAGCCCCAGCATACCCTCGGCTATTGTGGCGTCTATTTCCGTGGCATAGGCCATCACAGTGATCGTGCCCTTATTGGCTGGATGCGCCAGTGCTCCTAGCGTGATGCTCGCCGTCTTAGCCAGAGCGAAATTGACCGATCCAGCAAAGACGCCGCTGCCCGTTTGTCCGAGCCTGTGTACTAAGTCCAAACTCTCAGGTACGTACACTACGAACCCTGGGATCGAATTTCCGGCGCCGTCCCCCGTGGGGTGCGAGGAGAATACCGGCACTAACCCCGTCACGTTCCAGGCCCCTCCGGAGCCGAAAAATCCAATTGAGGTCAGGCGGTCATTTGTGCCGTCCGCATCAAGCGAAACCCCGCCAACGAGGCCTTGCATGCTGCATCCGATGAGGGTTGTGTCTATAGTGTTGCGCAGCTTGAGCACATAGTGTCCGCCTTGGACGTTGGCGATCGTCACATGATCTGCCCGATTCGTCGGTGAAAGATTTACCGTGTGCAACGACTGCATGTTGGCTTCGCCGGTCAAGGACTCGTGCCTGATATTGCCGATAGAGCACCCGCTTACATTCCGCGCTCCGGAGAAGTCTAACCCCCCGCCGTCCGTGACAATCGCCGTCCGGCCCTCCCACGTGGTTTTAGCGACGTCGCACGAATCGATCACTGTAAACACCGACTCAGTGTTATCGTGCCCATATAGAGTCAGGTCCCGGAAGGTGTAGTGATCTAGCCCCAAGAACGCGCCGGGAAACCGCGGGTTTGAATGCACAACAAATGGTAGGTCGGCGTTGATGAATGCTGACACTTTGACTAGCTCGCGTCCACGCAGATCAACACCGATCGACTTGTTTCCAACGAACCAAATGCGCGCGTCTATCTCCCCGCTTTCCCAGTCGCTTTGTCTAATCGCAGTAGCTCCTGAGATGCCTGTTCCGTAGATTGTCAGCTGCCTAATCCGACAGTACAGCACTTGGTTCCCGCTGCTATTCGTCGCGTCCAAAAATATCTGTCCGGCAGTGAGACCGTGAACATTCAACGTGCTGGCGTCGTACCCCTCACCCTCGATCACGATGTGATCCCAATTCGGATTTGAGATCGGGGCGTTGAAGTGCCACACGCCCGGAGGTATGATCAGCTTTCCGCCGCCGGCCGCTGTGAGTTCTGCCAGCGCCTCCTGCATACCTACCACGTTGGCTGTCATTGCCCCGATAGATGCGTCCCCCGGCACGCAGAACATGTCGAGGGACAGCGCCAAATGCGTCCCCTCTGGTCCGCTCCCATCCGCCTTGACGCGCCACGCTTTTCTTGGCGTCGGCACCGTCTGGGCCGCGAGTGAATCAGCGTCGTAAACTAGATTTGTCCCGGTCGGATCTACCCGCGCCAGCTTACCGATCTGCTCGGGCCCGCTGGGTGCGCGCATTCCGCCCGTGTACCGTTGGGCGAGCGCAGCGAACAGGTTCGGATCTATTCCGCTCGGCGACATTAGTAATCGACTCCGACGTCTGTGCTGTTCGCCGACTGCACCGCTATGCACTGGCGATTGATTATCCCACCGAATGCCAAGCATTGTGCGGACGACATCACTACCGTGGTGCCGTCTGGACGCGTAAGCGTAATGCCCGCTGCGCCGACACTACCGATGATGACTCTCCGCGCCGGACTCGTCACGCCAGCGACTACACGCGTGGTAGCGACTCCAGCCACGACGTCTGCGTCGGCGAGCAAGGTGTAGTAGGATGGCACGGACTCGGATTCGCTGGGTCTTGTCACGCTCGGACGCTAGCATACCGCCAGGTGGAAGTCAACCGTCAATCAATCACGCGGCCCATTTCGTGAATATATGGGCTCATTACGCTACCCGGCCCAGTGTGCGATCGGCCCCATGTGTGCCCGATCTCGTGCAAGGCCAGGAGGTATACGTAGTCCAGATTGTCACTTGCACCTCGATGCTCGTACCACTCTGCAGACTCGCCCCGGTGAGCTAGGATACTGATCTCATAGTGGTCTGCGTCGGCCGTGGGCGTGTCACTCGTGCCGGAGTCGTATTGCGTGGAGGCGAGCGACGTGCTGGGTGCGTCTGTGCAGTTGGTGACGCCAGCTAGATGTGTGCACCACTGTAGTCGGCTGACTGACTTGATGCCCGAGCAGTCGTCGCACCGCTCAGTCGTGACGATCGTCGGGTGCCCCGCTGCCGTCCACTGCGAGGCTGCCTGCTGTAGTGCCTGCACCTCAGCTGGCGAGAACCCCTCGGCCTGGAACGCATGCGGCACGGGGGTAGCGACGCAGCTGGCGAGCAGGAGAACTGATGCGAGCAGGATGCGCGTCATATCAGCGAGTCGTTGCAACGACCGTACCACTTTCAACTGAGAGCCAACGACCGGTGGCAGGCACTTGGCAGTAGCCATCGCGGCCAATCCGAGTGGTCGCTACCTCACCTCGCACGCGTAGCAGGACCTCGTGGCCGCGGTTGCTGACGACCTCCAGCGATGCGGATGCTTTGTTCGTCTGTGGGCAGTGGTGCGTTAGGGCGAGCGCGAATGCGGCCTGCGCTTCACTGTCCGACTTCTTCGACCTCCTAGCGACAGTGTATGACAAATGCGGCTTCATCATATACCGCGCCCTGAAGTCGTCCACGTCGATTGAATAGCGGTATGTAGTCGGCATGGTCTTTACCCCTGCACAGGCTGTGCCGTGTAGATCTCGAGTGCTGCGAATGTAGCCGCGAGTGGTAGCGGGACGCCCTTGGCCCGGTATATGTCGGCAGCTGCCCACATGTCCTCAAAGCGCTCGCGCCCCTGGGCGGAGCCTTCAGCGTAGGCTGCGATCAGGGAGTTGCGGTCGCGTGCGTTGAAATCGTTGATGTGGCTCATGCTCTGATCTCCGGCGCGAGTGCTAGCACGGTCAGGCGTAGTGCGTCCAGGCGCTTGCGCTCGGCTTGATGAGCATTGTGCTTGGCCTTGCGCGGCTTCCGCGTCCAGGCTGCCATGCGTGCCGCGAATGCGTAATTGTCCACTGCCCTGTTGATGATCCGTGCTTCGATTGTATGCATTTGGTTGGCTCCTCTGTTATGTATGTGGTGGGGTGTGCAAGGTGATCTGCCGACCCCAGCGGGTGAAGTGTGTTTCGTGCTGGTCTGAGTATTCGATATACCACCCATGCGTGATATGGTAGTCGCTGATCTGCTGCCAACCCTTGGCTGTAGTGGGGTATTTGTGCTCGATGGTCATACGACCCGCACAGTGCGCTTCAGCCCGCACACCTTATCGACCCGCACAGTGCGCTTCAGCCCGGATACGCTGGACATTTTGGCGGCTGTGACTGCCTCGCTGCGTTTATCGTAGACGGCTACCAATGCGCCTCTCTCGTCGATCAACTCGTATGTCGTGGCTTTGGACAGGGTCGTGTTGTATTTGGTGGTCATCTCGACGCCCCAAGCCCCGCGGCTTGGTAGCGGCGGGGCGGGGTCGGCGGGGGTCGTGTCAGATCCTGCGCATCCTCTTGGCACAGGCTGCCCGGGCCAATTGTCGAGACGCGAACCCGCCGTCGCACCAGATGCTACCGTCGTCCGCGTTGATGATATATCCCCAGGTGCCCTCAGAGTATCCGTCGCTGCCGTTGCTCTGATATGTCTTGCTGGTCATTGTCTGGTCGCTTTCCGGCCGCCCTTGCGCGGCACGAGCAGTACTATTGCACTCGGCATGCCATCGTATGTACGAGCACATTTGTCAATGATTCCGCAGGATGTGCGCAGTGCTGTTCGCGCTTTGCTGCGTCGTGTGCTTCGCAGTCTGCATAGGCGCGTACGCACTTGTTGCCATACGTGGCCCTATGTGTATGGTCATTCCCAGACCTCCCACGGGTCGTCGTAGTCGTCATCCACCTGCTGCTCCGCGTCCTCACGGTCGTCTGCCAGCTCCTCGAGGGCCTGCTCCACAGCGGCACGTGCGTCCTGCCCGCGGCGGCTCACGCGCGCCCCCGTGCGGTCTCAGGCGGGAAGGCCCAGCCGGTACTCAGCCGCACCGCACAGGCGGCCAGGGCCGCGGCGCGTGTGGTTGTGGTGGCTCTGGGGATACCGTGCTCGTCGTCCACGTAGAGCCACGTGCCCTGCTCGGTGGCGATCTCCTCACCCACATGCATCAGCCGGCACTCGCCCCAGACCCAGTCGAGCAGCTCGTGCACCCTGGACTCGAGGGCAGCGCGCTTGCGCTCCTCGTGCGTTGCAGATAGCCGCTTGGCTCGGATGCTCTCACACACTTCCTTCGGGTCCGCGGCCTGCAATGGCTTTAACGTGCGCACCAGCTTGGCGATCCGCTTATCATCACGATCGATCTCCCGCTGCCGTGCGTCCTCCTCGATCATCCAGTGGGGTCTCTTTGGAGCTGCGTCTCGTGTCTGCGGCTCTGCTAACTCGTGCCTCGGAGGCCTGCCCCTGCGCCCTCCGCGCGTCAGTTTGCGGTCTCGGTGGGGTCGTGGCCTAGCCCGCAGGTGCGCGCCTTCCGCGTGCCACGCTCGCAGCGCAATGTCGTATGCTTCCAACTCGATCAGCTTTAGCTTGTCCTGCACACGCTGCAGCTCTGTCTCCGCAGCGGCCGCTGAAGTGCCGGCGATCCGCGCGTCTGCGATTCGTTCTTCAATGCGCTTGATCCACACGCGCAGTTTCTTCGGTGCGTCAGTCTCCTGCCAGTGCACGAGCCCCTGCGGCTTGCCGTTGCGCAGCATCTTGAGGCGCCAGGCCACATCTCTGATCTCCTCCGCAGGTAGTGGGTAGCGCTCGCGCAACTGCGCATCGGGTAGCGATCGATCGTACGGGGGTATCTGCGCCTCTGCACAACGCCTGCGCTTATGCAGGTTCACGCGTTGCGTCTGCAGGGTGGCTGTGCTCTCGCCAGCGCGCGCACGAGCATGCGCCCACGTTGAATAGCGCATACCGATCAGCGAGTCCGCAGCGAGCATGCGCTTAACGTCTGCCTGCCGGTCCTCCCTGATAGCATCGCGTAAGGGCATACCCAACATTCTCCACGCCTGAATCACCGCGCGTTGTGCGCGCCAGTGCTCCCCGTGCGAGTGCTTGGCCTCGATCGCCGCAGCCAGCGCTGCCTGCTCGGGCGTCTGTGTCATTGTCCGCGCGCCCGCTTCGCAGCCGCTTCGAGTCTGTCGATCTGCCAAGAGGACACAGCTCGCGGGCGTTTGCCGTGCCGCTTCTGAATCTCGTTCAACAGCCGAGACTTGGGCCGGCCGAGCTCCCAGGTCCTGGCGTGCTCCTCGGCCAGCTCTGCAGCCCAGCGCTCGAAGCGCATGCAGTAGTCAGCGGATGGTTGGTTGCCGCGCATCAGCGCATCGTAGTCAGGCCCGATCAGTAATGGCTCGTTGTACATGGCGCGGATGCTAGCACAGGTAATGGGCACGCGCAATGGTAGAGATGCCCACGCATAATACCCCCTTTCCCATTGTAGAAATCAGCACCACAGTGTTCTTAATTCCTACAATGGGAAAGCCGCTTTTGATTTGATTAGCATAGCAGTACTGCAAGTAAACGTAAGAGATCCGGGCAGGTCGTTGGTCATACGCGGGCGGCAGTTCATATGCCATGTCGGCCAGTGGGCCGTTATCATTTGTATAACAAGTTCAGCCGTACTGTAGCCTAGGGCTTGGGCGTTGGCGGATTCGACCCCGCGCACCGCGCGCAGCAGCATGCTGTACATACGACTCTCGGCGAGCACGGCTGAATCGTATGTACAATTCTCCGCATTTGTATGGGGTGGAGCTGCTCGCCTCGTCTGAGAATGACCATATGTTTTTGTACATATAAACCACTTGCGCGCGGCTCTGGAATGGTGTACATACTGGGTATGCTTCACTCCACAGACTGCCGCGAGATTCTCCTGGAGCTCGCCCAACACCCGGCCGACAAGTATGCGTTCACGTGGCCGGACGGTGGTGCGGTGCACCTGCACGGTGCTGCTGTGCGTGCGGCGCTGGCTGTGCTCCCCGCGGGCTGGACGTGTCGCTTTACGTGCGACTCTCTCGGAGCGCGCCGGCTGCTGATCGAGTGGTCGCGCTATCCAGGATGCCGCGGACGACTGCTCTTGCGCGCGTGCGGCGCGGCGGACCTCGGAGATCGAGCGCGCGAAGCGCTGCAGTACTGTGCGGACGGCGCCGCCTGGAAGTACTTCCACGTGACAAGCATGCCCGACGAGTGCTGGGCGGCTGTGCGGCGGTGCTTCCCGGCCAAAAAATACTGCTCACCCACAACGATCACAGCGCAAGACGCTGTGGCTAGGATCGTGCAACACGGCTGGCGCAATTACACGCCGGTTGAAATCGAAGACGAGGAGTGAATACAATGAAAGCACAGACACCAATCGAATCTCTCAAACAAATAACCGAAGAAATTGAACGTAGGGCCGAAGAGTTGCAAGAGCTCTCCAGGCAGCAGGAGGGTCTCGAAGCGCAAATTGCAGACGCGCTGCAGCAGGAAATCTTCCCCTTGATCGACTGGGTGTTCTATCGCGAGAACGGATTTTGGGCGGCGCGCAACGATCTGCAGTGCTCGATGCTTAAAATGAACGCATCATCGGTGTATGCCTGCACAATGCGCACAGAGGACGACACAGGCCCGGCGTCTTTGGCTGTGCTGCTTGTGCTGCTACGAGCGAACGGACTAATCCAATGACAATTACAAAAGAACAAATCCTGAGCTGCAACACACAGGCCGACCTGATGGCCTTGAGCCGGGTGGGCCGCACGAACTGCAAGGGCTGCGCGGACTGCGCGGACTGCACGGACTGCACGGGCTGCGCGGACTGCGCGGACTGCACGGACTGCGCGGACTGCACGGACTGCACGGACTGCACGGACTGCTGGAGCTGCGCGGACTGCCGGAGCTGCACGGACTGCTGGAGCTGCGCGGACTGCCGGAGCTGCTCGCGCTGCACGGACCTCACGGACTGCACGGGCTGCGCGGACTGCGCGGACTGCACGGACTGCGCGGACTGCAAGGGCTGCGCGG